TTTATCGAGTAATTCTTTATTTAAAATTTTTTCCTCTTTTATATCAAAAACACTACCAAGGATTCTTCCATATTTTCCTTTTTTGTCTTTAATTGTATTAATAATACAGCGATTATTATTTGCTTCAAACCATTTTTCTACATATTCTTTAGCTGCTAAACCCAGTTTTTTCTCTTCAATATTTGAGGTCCTAATCTCTGGAGCGTCGACACCAGATAGGCGGACTCTACAAGCGTAGTGGATATCAAACCCAAGATCAATGCAAACATCAATAGTATCTCCATCTATTACCTTCTTCAACGTAGCAGCATAGGTGTATAGCGACATGTTAATCTCTTTCTATACCCAACGCATCGCATGCATCCCTAAAAATTTTCTGACTTAATTTAAATTTTTGGTCAGCTTCTCCGCCTATAGGTGAAGACTTATGCCAACTATGGCCTATTGAAATATGGCCATTATAGACAACCTTATATCCCAAGTAGCGAGCAAAGTATGAACACCATGTCTCTTCATAATAGTGAGGCGTAGGAAGAAATGCTCCTGTTGCGTTTGGGTAAATTGATCTATATTGTTTATTATTTGTCATATCATTCCAAACTTTTCTTCTTATAAAGAATGCTGATCCGGAAATTGTTACGCAATCTATCACATCTTTGTATAAAATATCTTTTGGATCTTTTTCTCTCCAACCTCTCATGATGGGCTTGGTATTTGTTCCTATTATGCCACCATGTGTTATCAGGCCATTTTCATCACGTTGCTTTGGTCCAACAATATGTATATCAGGATTTTGATCAAAAAAATCCTGCATATCTATCAGATCCTTAGTTTTTAACCATACATCTGCATTAAGGATGGCTATTACGTCACCCGAGCCAACGCTAGAAAGCTGATTTGCAGCTGCTGAATAGCCAATATTTTCATTAGTATAAAATGAAGATATATCATAACTCCCCAAATTCGAACTCAACCAACTAACACTGTCATCAGTTGACTTATTATCGGCTATATGTAGATTCCACACATTTTGCGTGTAATCCCCATGAAGGGTGTTTAGAAATCTCTGAAGAAGAGAACGAGTATTGTAGTTCACAACACACAAATCTATCATATTATTTTTCCTGTCGTCATACTAAAGGCATCTTTGGAATTAAATCCGTAGTTTAGCAGATCTACATAAACTGATTTAGCGTACACTAAATCTTTTTCTTCAAGATAGAATTCAGATAAATGCAAAAATAAATCAAACCCAGTATTCTTCTTCGTCTTCAACTGGCTTGTAGTAATTTTCTTCTGCTTGAAACCTAATTTCATCTGCAATACTTCTCCATGCGGCGGCGTCTTCCTGATTATTTTGATCTACTGCTAGTAGATCAAATGTTTCAGCTAGATACAACAATGTATCATAAGATAGCACTAGTACGGAGTCGCCTGGGCTTAATTTGACACTATGCTTTTTTCTATTCTTGCTCATTATCACTTTCCTGTTTTACTATTTTGTGTAAACAAATATTTTTACTGTCTGGTTCAAATGTTATAAAAAATATATTCTTATCTTCTTCCGTAAGACCCTCTGGCACGGGAGAGTCTTCTGCAACCTTTCTATTTGCGGAGCCGTAGACCTGACTATGGTTATCATATACTACTAAATAGTTTAACTTAGATGCTGGCATTATCCAACCTTATGTATTTATCTTTTGAATTTATAGTATAAAAATTAATAGTCCACATAAAAAAGAAATAAAAAATGCTAATCTATATGATATTTTTTTTACTTTTGGATCATCAGATGACTGATGAAGTATATTTAAATGCATTACCCAGTTTAGCAAAACGCAGAAACTGATAATCTTTATTATATCAATATAGATCATATTTCACCTAATAATAACGGCACACTGACAGGAAATCTTGAAATAATTAACTCCCTAACAGCTTCTGCATAGCGTTGGATTTCTACCTGAGAGTCTTCCTTAAGTCTCTGGAGAAGAAATAGCGCCACAGATTGCAAACTGCAGGACCATCTGTATACGACATACATACCATATGCTGGCAATAGCAATCTAGCCTGCTCTGGAGCAATGCCATGATCCAGAGCCGCATTATACAGGGCTTCCCCCTTTTCTACGTACGAGATAAGCTCTTCCGTAAAAAAGGCTCCTGTTAAAGGATCAACTGGCCCACCAGACCCCTGCTTTCTGTTATCAGGAGCAAGTCTCCACTCTTCTTTATTTGGGATATAAAAATCTGGCTCCATAGTGACATATCTGCGAGACGATTCATTCCAGGAGTCCATCGTATGATCTGAGCCAACGACATATTTCCAATGCTGACGAGCAACCATAAGCGGTGCTTTAAACTCAAATGTCATAAATGCGTGTCTGAACGGAGACATGTGATTCTCTTTAGCTAAGAATGTAATTAAGCTTGCATCTTGGCTTGAGAACTCTTCTGACTCTTTCTGAAAAGAAGCCCTAGCAGCGTTCACCACCGACAAGTCTGACCCCATGCAGTCAACGAGTCTTACATACCCCTTATCTAGTACGTCTATTTTCTTGTCATTTATCATCATCATCTTCTTCATCCTCATTAAGGGTTATATTATCTTCTTCTCCCAACAATTCTACCACAACCTCATTAAAATCCAAAGCTACTTTATAAAGACTTGCCATAAGATTATGCATCAAACTATCAAATGACATTTCCAGATCAAAACCCAAATGAACATTGCAGAAAATCATATCAGATATATTCGCCACGGCTGAAGCCAACTCCTGTTGAAGAAGAACAACCTCTTTTAACGTCATTGTTTCTTCTTTGTTTATATTTTCATATACATTTTGTAAATTATTTGAATTAATTATATTATCAAATATTTTATTGTAATTATTTTCTGAATTATCTTTCATTTACTTCTCATTTAAAATGTTTTAATACAATAAAAACAAATCTTTTATAACATTAAAAATATTTATTGGTTTTAATCACTAGGAATCTCATATTTTTGATAAAAAACCTCCATATAATCATTACAAAAGGAGCAGGCTTGCATATACCCAATATCAAGCTTTTCAACATTAGGGAACTCGCCGCAGCACTTTTGAATCACAAGTGAATATCTGCTTTTATCATTTATCGAACTGGGCATGCTCCGCCTTCACACTCAAGATCTTCAATCGAAAATTGGTTTAAATTATCGGTAAAAGATAAATCTTTAATTAAAGATTTCATTTTAGTATAATCACTTTCTGATATCTGCTCATAAGGAGCTAAAGCAAAACCGTGATCACTATGAAGTAGGAATGATACAGACTTTAACTTGGTTTGATAAAACTTCTTCATCCACTCTCGTATTTCTGGCAATTCTTCCTTACGATAATAAACAGTGACAGAAACATTGTTATCAGCCCATGATGACTGAGCCCTAACCACCCACTCCAGCTGTTCAATTGCAGTTAAGTCTTTTGCTAAGGTCGCATGGACCGGAGTTTCACAGGGAAAAGAAACTACGCAGACAGTGTGATTTTCCTTACCGTCAAGGCCTATATCATATTGGACATTGTAACCTTTGTCTCTGCAGTAATTAACTAATGGATCGCTACTACCCATGCGAACTCTACGGATATAATACTGAGAGTACGCTGGATGAATCCCCGGAGTTACACCAGCTAGGAGGCTAAGGGTCCCAGATGGCTTAACTGTTGTAAGCTTGATAGACGGATTTACACCCAAATGCTGAGACCACTCTACGTCGAACTTGCGTAATTCTTCGTAGCATTCCGAAACCCAAGATAACTGCTCCTCAGTAGACTGAAGCCACCCAGTGATCCCCTGCCCTAAACGACGGTTACGAGAAATGACATCTTGAGACTTTTTATATGGATATTGAAGAGTCGTAATAGCCTTTTGGGTCTTATACAAAAGACGGCTAATGTCAATTAACTCTTTTTTGCTAGAAATATTTGGAAGGAATATCTCAGCCAGGTTACAGGGCTCTCCATCCTCAAGTCCAATTTCACCACATGGATTTGTTCCGATTACCTTGTTGTCGTTAATTTTTTCGCCAAGACGTCCATTTTTTCTTATTAACTTACGATTAATAAGACCATAAGGCTCACCCGTCCCATCATAACCTTTCCAGAATTCGTCAATTATTTCATCATATGAGTCGGCAAAAACCGAATTATTTGAATTAGCTCTCCACGCAGGAATATCGCCTTTGCCCCAGTTTTTCGCACGAAGATACAAGAAATCATCTGGATCACCAATAGCTATCTGCGCAGATCGCCGAGCTGAGCCTGCAACTACTATTTTTCCTATTATATTACATATATCGAGAGCATCAACTGAACGAATCTTCTTTCCCTCTCTTGCAGAAAGAATCTTACATATATCCACAATACCTTCGATCAAAACCTCAGGACCAGAAGCAGTGCCTCCAAAAGTTTTCAGTTGTGCACCAAAGCCACGAATTAATATAGTGCTATAAGTAAATGATTGACCAGTATAAAAATAGCTATTTAAAACTCTCCCCAAAAGAGCAGACCATCCCTGTCTTGAATCTGGTACGATAAAATCTGCGTCGTCTGTTTTTTGATGAGATATCATATGCACATGCTTGACGACAGGTAGATCGTGGACCACTGCTCTTTCCACCGTAAACCCAACCCCTCCGCCAACCATCAGGTGATCCATTAGAAATTGAAAATCTTCAACTTTAGAGATAGTTGTCATCCAGCAGTTTACGAGCGAAACGCCACTCATCTTTTCAACAAGAGGCGTCCCAAGTTGCCAAAGTGATCTGCCAGCAAATATGCCTTTTAGGTTAAAAATATAATCAAATAGTCTTTCTGCTTCATCCTTAGTATAGCCAGCGCCTATATCTTGCGCCCCATTTATACATCGTGCAATTGTCTCATGCCAGTATTCTTTTCTGCCAAGATCTTCTATATCTCTAGAGTAAGTTCTTCTGTATACAATTTCCCCCATTCCATTGAAGCCCCATGGTACTGGCTTACCAATATACGAGTTTACAAAATCCTCAGAAAGAATAGCTTTAGACATTTTTTTCTCCAACTTTCATAATGTATTTAGAATTTATTTTTGATATCTCTTTTGCTTTTATTTTTAAAATATCTTCTATAGTATAGACCTTATGTATTTCTTTTTCAAAGAAATACCCACTTCTCCAATTGAAAACATGGTCAACATGGTTTTTGTGATTTACAAAAAGATTACAGACAACTGCACCACCATATGCTTTTACTATATTTTTCATTTTATCTTGAACATCTACATTGTGCCCAATCTCTTCGACGCTTTTTTCGTATAACCAGTTATATCCTTGTCTGGTTATTGGCACAGTGTCGACTCTACTTGTAACGCCAATCGATATACATTTATTTCTTTTTTCTATAATTTCTAAATCTTCTTTTATAACACCTTTAAAGATATCAAACCAATCACCTTCATTAAACTGCTTCCATCCAGTACACCAAAAAAGAAGATTACTAGGGATCTCGGGTATCGAGATCTTTTGAACCAGAGGAAGTATAGTAGCGCATGCTACAGCTTTCTTAACGTGGTCTTTTGCTACAGTTTCATTTCTAAATTTCTTGACAGCATTATTCCATAAACTAGATATATGCGGCTTCCAATCTATATCGGCTATATACAGCTTTAAATATTTATCTGCAACATCTACAGGAAGCGTGCTATTTTCAACAACTTCTATTAAATTTTTCATACCTCTCCATTGTAGCGTAAAAAGAACGTAGCCCCACCAATGGTGGGGCTACCATTCAAGAGTCCTACCACATAGGGCTCATTTTACCATAATAATCCTATTCAGTCTACAACATTCCTGCCGAATGATGAATCATCTGGATTAAGGAAGCGCATCGCGACTGGTATAACAGCTGCCCATAAGGCGTTTAGTGTCATTTTCCAGTCCCCCGTAGCAGAATATGCTGCTAAAGCTGCAGCGAGCACACTTCTACCATAAGAGGCTATCATTCTTTTCGTTGCTGCCGATAAATTCATACTATTCCTCCATTTATTTTAGCAAGCCTACTATCGTGATAAGCTTTCTTGACCGACTTCTCTATAAGAAGATGAAAAGTTAAACCTAGCCACACTCCTGTGAATATGTTTCCTAATTTTGATTTTTCTGTTATTCTCCAAAAAGATCGAGTTAATGTCTCAATTTTTTCGGACTTTATAGCGTAAGTATCATACACTATAACTGCAAATGCGAGGATAAACCATGCTGGTAGTCCAGACTTTCTATCTAGGACATCAAAATTTAAAGGTTTACCCAACACATCAGAGAGCTTTAGCTGACGGAACACCGTACCATTCTTTAACTTTTTCACGACCATAATCGCCTGTGACATTTGCCTGACCATAACCTTCGGTAAATACTTTCGAACTTTCCACGCCTGCAAATCTTGCAGGCACGAAGTAGCCAAAAGAGCTCGGAGCACCTTCTGCCTCCGTCCTCTGGGCGTGGCCTGTGTTTGCCATAACTTCTGCCGAAGTTACGCCATCGAAAATGTAATTATTATATCCATATTCAGTAAAATATTCATTACCTTTACCGAAACTAGGTGGGAAAGCGGCTGCGCCAGCTAAACCCTTGTACTCAAGAGGCCTAAACCTAGCACCATCATAAGTCGCGGTTCCATCTGCAAAAGTGCCAGACAAAGGATGGACGTATAAATCGGTACCATTAAAAACCTGTGACAAGAATCTGTTACCGGGAAATTGACCTGTTCCTGGCTCAAAGTGATTATCTGGTGCACCATCTAGAACGTGATCAGTGCTATAAAGAGGATAAAAAGAATATACTCCAGCGCCCTTTACCTTACCAGTCATCGTCGTGTATGGATTTACCATATTGACGCTAGTTCTGCCTTTAAGAACTGGTCTTGGGCCAGTATAAAAAGTAGCCATTTATTTCTCCTTTATAAAACAATATAGCAATATAGTACTGGAATAGTACTGTTTTTGTACTTTTTAAGAATATTCTACAACTAAATCACTTAAAACTGGAGGAGTTTTATCATCCAATTGACTCAATGTTACCTCTATCCATACACTATTCGATGCACCGGGGTTAGTCAATGTGTATATTCCACCATCTTCATATATAACCCTATAAGAAAAGCAGCTTGATATTAAATTTAATGGAACATTATAAATTTTAGGGGTTACACTAGTAATAGAATTTATAACATCTCCATTTGAGGGGGTGTACTTTATAATGGTTTTGCCTTCTGGCATATACTTGTTGTATCTTACGTCAAAATCGGATAGGCCATATGTATACACATTATTACCAAGTTCGTTGAAATAGTTTCTTTGGGAAAACTTAATCCTTATTGCGCTCGCATCAATTTCCGAAAAATGAAAAGATAGTGGTCCACTATTAACAACCTTATCTGCACCGATGGTATCCCAACCACCTGGAGGGACCCTTCCTATCGCTTCTGATATATTATTATACATCCTTGTGTTATTTAATGGGGTCCATCCATCAGAATTATCTAAACTTGGATTACTTTTTGTAGTATATTCAATAGAAACTACATCTACACCATAAGAAGGATATGGATTGAGCCTTACTTCATTAGCTTTGTATGATCCTGTAGATTCTGTTGGTATTTTAAAATATACCATCATTTGCGCTCCAGTAGTAACAGAAGAATCTACTACAATATTTCTTTTCCAGACTTTTGTTGGATCATCTAATATAGAATTGTAAATTGGTGTTGAATTAATGGTAGCGCCTGGTAAATCTACTCCAGTGTAATTATTTTCTACTTTAGCTTTAAAAAATTTAGGAATAACTTGACCAGAAAATTGACTTCCAAATTTTAACTTTGAATAAGACCCACTAGCTATAATTGGAAGTGTAATAACATTGTATATTGGATCAAAATACAAAAGCTGCGTTGATCCAATGGTGAAATTAGTATTTATAAAATTTGAATAATCCAACTGACTAAATGAATGTATGGACATTTTATTACTAGCGGCCTCAAGCGCCCTAACCCTATCTTCCATATCTTTCAGGGCTACTGATAGAAATTTTTGATCTTTCAAAACTCTTTCAAAAGCGTTTGCCAATCTTGAATCTATATCTAAAGCTCTATTATAAAGATAGACCAAATCTTTGTAATTTTCTTCAATTCTATCATTATAGTCAGCGCTATTTACTGGTCCATTAAATTTGTAGTCTCTTTTCTTGGTATTTAAAAATTCTGACATTTTTATTCTTTCTCTAATCTAGATATTTTATTCATAAGTCGGAAAACTCTAGAACCCATTTTGCCTAATGTGTCAATTTCAAGATCCTCTAAAGCCGGAGTGTCGTTGTCTAAAAGAAAACTAACTCCATCAACAGTATAACTCAAACCATCATTAAGCTTGACTGACTCAGTGTAATCAGAGTAGTCACCACTAACATATTTCAGATAATCAGCTAAATGAGACTCTATTTCGTCTAGCCTTGAAGATATTCTTGAAATATCAATTTTAAAATTATTAGATTCTGAATTTTCAGACTCACTAGACCTATAGGATCTATACCTTGTTCTACTACGAGTAAAAATTGGCTCTATATTTCTATTTGAGTTTTTTTCACTGCTGTACATAATAGCCATTTTTATTACCTATCATTCATTGTTTTTAAATTTTACTCTTACGCCATTAACTATTGGAGAGGTAAATACATTTTCATATCTTCTAAGATCAATCCTGTATCTAACAGCTGAAATAGCTTCTGACACATCTGAATAGTACCTTATCATAGACGTGCCTAGTAGTTTTTTATTAGCTATAATTTCTCTAGAATTATACAATGTATCTATTGTGAATATATTATCTATTCTAGATATTTTCTGTCTAAAATCTTCTGGAGATAAATAAGACATATAATTTAGGTAAACAGTTCCATATTCACTCAAACCTACTCCAGAAAACATGGAAAATGAAATTCCATCACCAGAGAACGGCTTATCATAACCTATGTATATTTCATTAACGCCAGACTTAAAATTCCATTCCACATCTTTAGATATAACTCCAGCTGGCAAGTCTGAAATAAGAGTTCCATTAAGAAATATGGAAAGATTGTAATCTGATCTACTTTTTGATATCTTGCTAGAAACGACTCTAGACACATCGCACATCACCCTGCAATCAAACATGCCAATACTCTTACTTTGTATAGATGTAGATGCAGAAATGAGTGAATTTGATAAAATAGAAGTTATTACCTGTACATTTTCGTCGTTTCTTAAACCATCAATCCAGTAATTCAGATCCTTGTAACGACTGTCTGAAATCGTATAATCTAAAATTATTTCCCTAAGCCTAAGAGCATTAATACCAGATAGTATATAAGGTTGAACTATTTTGTCAAAAGAATTTACTTTAGCAATTCTCCATACATTATGGTCAACATATGGGTGCTTAATCGGATTCAAGTCGTTTATATTTTGCGAAGTATAATTCTCATCTATCATTAAAAACTTAGCAGACACGAGATCTGACTCAGATGCTATGTAATCTGTCCTAACATTAGAACCAACTAAATTTGCTATTTTATCTATCCCATCTGGAGCTAGATTAGTTGGACTAAGCCTTACCCAATTGAAATCATTGTAACTACTAGCTCCATCTAAATCTGGTGCTACATAATATTCAACATCTGAACCATTTGGGACCTGTGCATCTGACTGAATGGCAACTGAAGATATACTAAGTATATTATTGTCTATAGATGGTATGCTAATTGGGTTAGATACGAGAACTGCTTTTTTATCATATACATTAGAAAAAATTAAAAGCTCCCTAAGTCCAAATTCATATACGTACGGCTGACTTGATCCTGGAATAATTCTATCTGGTTCAGTTTTATATATAATAATTTGCGCACTAGAATATACCTCTGGATTAAATTGAAATATAAATCTAGAATAATCAGACTTAGAAGACTTAACCTTAGGACTAGACAAGCCCCCAGTGGAAGTGCCCAATCTGACTGAAACCGTACATGGGGAAGAGCCAAATGTGTAGCCAGATATAGAGGAGATTACCTGACCGATGTTAGACAAAGATACATCCAACCTAATTGCTACCACTCCCTGCTTATTTGACTCATATCTATATGACCAATATGTATCAGTCAATCCATCAAACAATAAAGATGGATCATCCACAGTAGACCCATCGACTAAAGTTGAACCATCAAATGATACACTGTACTTAACATCAGCTGATGCTATCCCACCAAGGGCCGAACTGTAAGAAAGATTATTCGATATCTTTGGTATCGAAACAAAACCTCTATCCACATCAACATATGCTGTAGTAAGATTCATGTCTATATCAGACAATGAATTAAATGATTCATATTTAGAATAAAAAAATCCATCAGAATTATTATTTGCAAATAAAAGCTGATCTACTTTATTCTCAAGATCTCTTCTTTTAGCTTTTAGGTTATATAGTTTAGAATTTAAATTTGTTATAACGGAAAATAATTCATTATTATTTTCCGAAACACAATCGTATATAACTTCTAAATTTAGAAGACTATTTGCCATTAGCTCATTTAATATGTCGGGATCTACATTGTTCTGCCTTTGAAGAAAATCAAAAGGTACATTGACGGGAAAACCTAGGCTGTTTATAGAAAAATACTTATTAAACTCTTTTCTAACTTCAATTTCAGAAGGTTTTACCCCCTTAGAATAAAGTATTTTATAAAGATTTAAGAGAAACTTTCTTTTTTGTATCGTAGATATATTCACAACTTTTGGACCTTTGCTATCAATTGATATGAGCGAATCACTGGTGTGATATTTTTATTCGTAGACTTAGAGCACCTGATCATAACTCTTAATGCCCTAACTTTATCGGGAACATCTGGGTAATTCAAATATGCGACTCCGGGTAGTTTATTCTCTTCTAATATTTTCCTATTAAAAGCTATTACCTCTGCGATTCCCCTAAAAGAAAGTTCCACTGGAGATATCTCAAACCAGTTATTAGATCCAGTAGATATATAATATCTAAACGATAGATCGTTAGCATACGTGTTATCGTCCGTAGCGTCGACAGATAACATTACAGACTCCACTTCATTATCAAAAGTATATAAAGACGATACAATTTCAAATTCATCATTATATATTTCATGAGAAATAGAAAAATCTGCCAACCCTATGCTCCATCTTTTGGCGTTTAGTATTTCCTTTTTCATCTGAAGCTTTACCGGGTAATCTTTTTCTGTTTGTGGAATGGTCAAAAAAACCTGTTCAGCAGAGAAGGTATTTTCATTAATATCAATTATAAACCTATTCCCATTCCCAGCCAATATTTCATATGGGTTTGATCCATTGAAAGAATTCGTTACATCTTGTACCCAAGAAGCAATCCCCTCTGCAGCAGTTAGTGCGTCTTGCTCAGAAGAATACACTATGTTAGAAAAATTAATAATCGACAATTCTTCAGCATCTACGAAATCAATAATTTGCGAACCGCTGTAATCCCTGTATCCAGAAAAGTAAACCTCTTTACTCGTCTCATTTACATCTGTCAAATTAAATTTAATTGCCCAGCCCGATATCTCTCTTTCTGCTGAAGTAACGTATGTTTGAAGAGTTATAATATTATCAGGCTGAACTTTTATATTGTTAGCCAAACCCATAGATGGAATTATCTTACTTTTATCAAAAGAAACCTTCAGGTACTGGCTTTGATTTAAGAGGTCTGGATTAAACCTCTCCATGCCATCAAATGGAGTCTTAATATCCGTTTCAATCGGCTGCCAGTAAACATGTTGGATAATTATATCCTGGTAAAAACTTTGAGAAACCTCCACAATAAAGTAGCTTACAGGCCTTTCTGTAAATCTTATTGTAGCTGAATTGTAGAAATAATTTTTAGACATTTCTATATTTAAAGGAGATATAGATGACCCTATAAATATAGGTTCTTTTAAAATATTTTCCGAATTACCATCAGAATCAAAAGCATATATTGACTCTACCTTAACGGTGGAAAGAGATTTGAAATTTGGAGTTATGTCTATTGCATTAGCTAACTGTGGGTATCTAGACTCCAATTTAAAGGTTAATACAAGAGGGTCAGATTCCGAATGCTCAGACCAGTCATATAGTCCTCCAACTTCAACTGTAGAAGCTATATTGCCATCAGATATATATTTAAATTCATTATCATAATAGCTATTTGGTTTTTTCACATTTATCGATTCATATTCAAAATATGTAAGAGCCGTATCGTCAATGATGGATGACACGGATGACACAAAAGGTGTTTCTATGTAATCGTATTTGTAACCAAAGTCACTATTTTCATCATCAGATCTTGAGACCCTATGATTATTTCCGGGAAATCCATTTGATGGAAGCAGTGATATTTTATATGGTGTCCATTTCTTTATATCTTTAATCGGAAAAGTTAAAGAACCATTTCTTACCACTGGAATAAGCCCCGACTTTATGCCTGATATATCAAAATTATCCATATTATCAAAAGAGTCCCCAAAATACACCAAGTCATCAGATGGACTTTTAGTGTACATTTGAAGTATTTTAGACTTAGAAGAAATTCTATTTAAAAAAGCTTTTTCTTTCTGTATCTCAGAAAAAAATAAATTGAACGCATTTACAACTTTGGCATTGAGGTAGTCGACTTGTCTTGTGATCGAATTTATATCAGAAGTCAGCGATGTGCTAAAATTATTTATTTTAGTAGAAAATGGAGGTTCACCGTGTATGAACGGAATATATTCGGTCATCGGCATTCCTACGTTAGAATATACCTTAGAGAGCACCTCATAATACCTGGCGATTTTTTCGTCATCATCAACAAAATCGCCATTAATCTCCTCCAAAAAAAATGATTTAAGAGAATTAAATATTTGTTCGTATACTAAAGTATTAGATGAAATTTGAGTCATCGATTAACCTAACTTGATATTGATATTTTACTTAGTTTATCATAAAATGGATTTTTATTTGAAGTTTTCAGTTTTAACAGTAGAGCGTCTACGCTAAATAGGCTATCTATATTTTTTAAATTTTTTCTAAGAACCATTCTAAACCTTAAACTATATGGTATATATTCATAATCAACTGTAAAGCCTTGATTAACTTGCCTGTCAAATATTATTTCTCTACCATTAGAGATAAAAAGAATCTGGTTTGATGTGTAAAAGCTTACTTTTTGTGGAGAGTCGGTATAGTTAGTGAGATCTATACCATAAGTTCCATCATCGAACCTTATAGTAATAGGTTTATATGAATTGCCGTAGTCGCCTTCATAAAAAATGGTACCATATTTATCGCTGTATATTCTTGATGAAATGTTTGAAGATTTTACATACGGCATATAATCGAGCTTAATAACTTTTCCCGCCATTGCGGAGTCGAACACTTGACCAAACCCATTAGCTGATTCATATCTTTTTACTGTTTCTTTAAAAGAATTATCCTTAACAAAATCAATGACATCAGGAGAATATTCTGCTTTATTTAATTCATACGCAGTAGAATAAACTGAATTCGAATTAGAGTTCAATATAATTTCATTTATTGTGATCGAATTGGTTATCGAGTTATATGAATACTTTAATGGATCGCAGAGAAAGCCGTCTATATAGACCTTAATAGTGCCAATTAATGGTCTAAACCTTAGCGGAGCTGTGTATGTTGATGAGTTGAAAAATAAAACTTCAGAATCTATAGAATCTTCACCACTGAATGCTAAAGGTTGCCAATCGCTCTCGTTTACGGGATAATCTGAGTTAGAAATTGATAATTCATAAGAAATTGAAGATGGAATATCAAACTCAGAAACTATCACACTATCGTTAGAATTAAATCTACAAGACGCTTTAATTGCTTCGACATGAGAAGAAATAGGGATTTTTCTACTAACAAAAACAGCCTTATCAACCTGTTTATTATTAGATAACAAAAATTCCATAGACTGGACTGAAAATGCGTACTCGTAAGCGTCAGCTTTCTCTGCTGACGCAAGAGCTCTTGTTATTCCATTGAGTCCATAAACTTTTACGGGCCTTGAATAATCTATTGTTTTGTAGTCAAAAAAATTTGAGTTTTTAGATATCATAAAAGATGATGAGCCCAAGCTTCCAATAGATCTTGACGACGAAGGCCTATCTATATAGTTATGTGTCTCAAATAAAACACCCTTAGAATCAAGTGACGAAGCCATAGAGTTTACCAAATCTACAAAAACAGGAGATCCCACAATACCGGTATCAGAAATTTTATCTGAGACATTAAACATTCTTAATCTATCTGACATTTTAGTCACATATCTTTTTAGTGTATTCGGGAAAGAGTTAGAGTAATAGCTGTAATTAACGCGATTGGATTTTCTTATTTTTTCTATATCTGTTCTTTCTTTCATGAATCTATATACAACATCTTGAGATTCGCTAAATGTTTCTGCTCTTTCTAATGATTTATAATTCATGAAATGTTGTATTAACTTAGAGTTAATTTCAGATTTTATTGGAACAATTTTAGATCTTAAATATCCAATTTGATTAAATATAATTATCATTTTATCAATAGACACTTTACCAAATGATATCTCAGACAAAGAAGAAAGCGACACAGGATGTTCTAATACTGTTTTAAATGGCTTTATCTCAGATGAATTACCAGAAGATATATTTGAAGACTGCGTAAAGTATTCATCAGTAAAAAGTATGATTTGAGACACGTACATGTCTCTTCCATCATTCGGCACAAGCCGAATAGAGTCACATGTAACTGGTGAGTTAAAATCTATATGAACAGCGGTTTGTGCACCATTTAATATTGGATTTGAATATGTAATATACTTAGAATAATGATCGAGTGTTGCGGACAATATATGAGGACTCTTAACTGTTGTCGTCCATGAATCTTTTAATGTTTCCGTAAAAACAGACATAAAATCCGAAGAAGAAGTAACATAATCCTGATAATTAGATTCAATATTAATACTTTTAATATTTTCTAAAACATTTACAGACTCATAAGAATTTCCCATTTTAAATGTGCCAGAAAACTGATCTATATACCCACCAGTTTCACCATTAAAAGCGTCTCCGGACCTATCCGGTATAGGAAAGTTAACCCCGTCACTAGTATAAAAGTTTAAGCTGTCGTTAAATTTTTCAATATAACCAAAATCGTATAGATCATCTTTACCAGATGTAAATTCATATGTATCAGCAAACGTTTCTAAAGTCGCTATATCATTTTCTAGTTTTTTAATTTCCGATGAAAAGACATCTACCATAGAAGATATGGCTACACTGGTTGAATTTAAAACTCTAAAAAGTCTAGACATTCTTATAAAAGAATCTCTAAAAAGATCTATTAATATCTCTCTATTCATTACCGAAAATGGGACCACGACACCGGCAGCAAAGTCTTCCCCCACACTGAATGAGTTAATGGACGCAACTAAAGAAGAAAGCTGGTCTTTATCTACTTTCATGCTTCTAATAAGGCTGCTTACCGTAGCTCTGCTGCCTTTTGATAATGATCTAATATTTGTAGATAGTGAATCAATCATGTTAGCTCCAAGAATTTCCTTCTAAATCCTGAAGCTCAAATACCACACCAGCTGTCAGGTTACTTCTGATAATTTCGTAAACTTCAGTTTTATTTAGAAAATTATTTTCTACCTCTCTAGGTATTCTAATTATAACATATCCACCATTGGGATACGCCATAGAAGATGGTGGATAAATATCCCAATTATTTAACACATCAGGACTATATTCCATTAACTCAACTATAGAAACATCATCAACCAAACCACCACCTCTAGTCCTTACATCTATATAATGAGGAATTTTATTATTTGGATTTCCATTTATACTAATTATTGCAATAGGTAGTGCGAAGGGGTTATAACTTGTTGATTTTTTGTTAAATATATCTGAATTATAAGTATAATTCACTGAATTGGTATTTTCATAATCATTTATAAATATATATTTTTTACTAAAATTGTCGAACGTATAAACTTTTCTAGGAAGTATATATATGTATAATGGCTTCTTGTAATCAACGTTATTTAAAAACGGATTAATTGGGACAGGGCTCCCATCAATTTGTCTTATTAATATATCTTTATTTTCTACAGAATAATCAACTTTAATCTCACTAAGTTCGCTAGGAAGCACTCTGGGGATAAATTCAATAACACCATTAAAACAATCAATATTTTTTATATAATTTTCAGGGACTACATCCCATGAGCCCGTGTTTCTATTTTTGAAATATACCACTACTACCGGTTTCACTATTCCAAATATAGATTCAGAGTAATTAGTTGGATGATTCCATGATAAAATAGGTGCTTTATTTAGTTGAATTCTCTCATTATCAATAATTGTAGGATTTTCATTAGAAATATCATATGATCCGTACCCATATATGTCTGACCAATCAGACATTTTGGATCTAGAAGTCTCATAGAAGGCTAAAATTTCTTGTCCTAAATAATTCTTTTTCCAGTCATTTATATAATAGTTATTTGGAATTTTAATCATTTTAGAAAAAGAACCACTAGAAACAGGCAGCTCCCACGCATCAAATTTTGATAGTGAACTCGATAAATTTCCGACGCGTATAGCGGACTCTGATCGGAAAGCTACAGAATATACAGGAGCTACGTACTTTAGAGGTATAGTTACAGGTGTAAAGGTTATATCTTTAGACGGTCCTATAAAATCTATATTACCAGTATTACCATCTGCATCATAGGCCAATACTCCGATGTAAACATTATTGCCGCCACTATTCCTTTGTATTAACTCTACATAAGATATAGTAGTTCCTATAAACTCTTTTTTGTCTATGTCATAGAAACCGTATATAAATCCATCTTCCAGTAGCTCAAAGTTAACTATAGAGAAAAAACCAAATCTAGTATCAACTTCGTCATCTAAAGTGGAGTTCACATCTTTTAAACCTGAGTTGATCACCGAAGATGAAGGAAACCCAATTGGATCCCCAGAACTATCGCACAGTAATAAAACACCATCATTTACATTAACCGAATTTTTGCCTCCAGTATAAAGAATAGCTCCATCTATAGACCTAAGACTGTAGCCTTCCGGCATAGGCGTTGGCCCAACTCTAACGACTTGCGAATTAGAATAATAAATATTAGATGTTTGATACCTTAATACTATACCGACACCAGGTACAGAATATGGAGAATCTAAGACTACAGGGGAGGCATCAACATTATCTCCCTTTTCCCATATGCCTATATTCGTATCATTATCTATAATTTTTGATATCTCATATTCAAGTATACTTGGGCTACTTATAAAGGTCGAGGAAAAGTTTATTCTAAACTCTGCGTCTTCGAAAAATAAATTTTCATCACTATTAAAGAATATATCTTTTAAAGAATATTCATTTTCTTCAAAATTATATGTTTTAGAATCTATCGTTATTGACTTTATATAAGCTCTGGATGATCTTCTAATCAAATCATAATAACTCTGCAGAGAATATATACTATGTGTTACGACCTCTGATGGATTAACAATCTTTGGATAATCTTCAATTACAAACGTAAAAGTTCCAACTTTATTTTCTATTCTCGGAACCCAAACGTCTGGTTGCTCTTCATACCTGGGCTCTTCAATAACCTCTGTTACATAAGTGTACCCATAGCATTTTATTGATTTTATAGCGAACCCTTCTGCATACCCGTTGTTAAAAGAGGTGTTTGAAATTGAGTCGCCATAAATTTCTATCCACATGTATTTCGCATTACTCTGTGCTGGTTTTATATCAGGCAAACTAATCTTTATAACACCATTTACAGGCGTTTTATTAACTACGTTTATACCAGGCATTGACTCAACGGATGCCCTGCTAGTAGCTAGACCGTATCCAACCACCCTACAATTGGCCCAGGATGGATCAATATTAACCCTAAGCTCACTAATTGAAGTAAGACTTTCTGGAAGCTTGAAAAATATAACATCTCTAGCCTCTTTTGGATTTACTACACCACTAAATGTTGTCTTTTTGTAAGTTTTACTATTTATTTCAGCTGCTACAGCGCAGCGCCTAGCTGCTTCTATGTACTGATATACTTTTGAATCTATACTTGATATATATCTCAAGGCCTCATCATATATATCTCGCCTTTGTGAATAAACCCTTTTCCAAAAACTAGCTAAATACCATTTTGTCTCACTGTCAACTCTTCCATCTATGTATCTTAATTTTTCTGCGGACTGGAATGATCTAACGCCACTAGCGGTGGCTGGCCCATAATATTGATCCAAGCTATATGGATAATAGTTTCTAGTGCCAGAATAAAAATTATTATATGTCCAAAGAGTAAACTGAACATAAGTTGCAAAAGCGCCCCTATTGACATGATTGGAGCTGGATATATCATACCTCCATATTTTCCACGTATTACCAAGATCTATATCTCCAGTATATGGGAAAACGTTAGTCGGCTGGGTGGTAGACGTAGCTCTGAATAAACCAATATCATCAACAGCTGACCTAAAGTCAGATGCCGGAACCTCTACCCAAGATTTGGTCTGCCCAAACACACCAGGATATTCTATTGGATCAACTGCCTGGTAGTATCCTGTTTTAAATTCAATGCCAGTTAATCTAGCTGATCCATTCATTCCTGTGTAAGCTGTGTAACTTTGCGGAGAATCGCTAGCTGAATAATAATTGTAGTAAGAATTTATGTCAAACTTATAATCTTTAAAAGCTGCATTCCTATCTATTGCATCGTTTATTAAAATATTATTAGATGTACTTAACGGTTTTTCAATAATTATATAAGGACCAAGATTATCTGGTATCCTCAACTCAGGAGATGAAACCGTAGTATACGCAAAGGTTTTTGCAGATGGTGTCGATATTTTATATAAATAATATGAAGAACTTAACCCATTAACAAAGTTACTAGCAACCCTTTCTGCTTGGCCTGCGTTATATATTTCAACATCCGGGTTTGTTACCTCTATATAGAAATCTATTTCTGATGAATCCATAGAAGATAACCTAGACTTTTGTTTATCGGTTATAAAATTAGATATTTCATTTTTATAAAAATTAAATATATCACTGTTTACTTTTTCATTTTTTAGAATATCTAAACCTGAAATAGAATTAGTTGGTGATATAGAAATGCTTGAAAAATAATTTGCCTTTTCTTCATCAAGAAGAACACTGGTATCCATGACCCATCCGGATCTCCAATCAGAGACATAATTATACAAAGGGGATCTAAAGTCGACACGAGAACCCTTTATTGCCATTCTTGAGTATAAGCTATAGCAGACCATATTGTAAAGGGCCTTAAAAGGGCCCTCTACAACCGCTGAAAACAAATTTCCTAAACCAGAATCAATAGAATAATCTCCATTATTAACTCTAATAACATTATCAGATCCTGTCACAGAAAATTGATCATTACAGTATCTGAAAAACGGGAAAGACGTTGCAAAAATGTTACCACCCGTAAGTCTATCACCTGTACTTTTGCTTATAATGTGAATGCCAGTTGGTTGTGAGTTGTGAGTTATAAAATAACTATACCTATCGAATTCAGATGAAGACAAGTAATTACTGAAATATTTAGTATTCTTATATTCGCCTGAATCAAACTTACTTGTTCCATGAATGCTGTATTCCGCTTTCTCAAATATAGAACTTTCCCCTACATCATTTATAGTCCACCCACCATTTTTAGTTGAGTCTATTATCTCGGATTCAGTATTAAGTCTATGACTAGACATTTTAACCACATTGTCTGAGGATATACTTAAACCAGATATTCCAGAAACACCATTTCTAGATCTAGATAGATCCATCATAAGCGAACCATTATTTGCAACAAAAGACTTAAGCTTTGCAACGTGGTTTACACTAAGATCAAAAGAAGGTTCAAAAGCTAAGATATCATAATTAGATAAATCTTCAGTTTCTATATCTACTAACCAATAGTTTTTTTGGTTTTTTTCAATAGAACTTTGCTGAATATATAAAGGTCTTTCAATTTCAATTTTTTCAGCGTCGTTTGCATCTGAAAGTGGATTTACGAATTTAAATTTAGACAAATTAAATGGAGAGTTCTCTAATCTATAGAATATATAAGGATCATGCACCGACGAGGAAAATCGCGAACTATAGAGCACCCCTACGTTAACTGTTCTATAGTTTAATAGATCATCGTTAGAGGGAAAATCTTCTTCATTTAAAGATACAGAAGAGTTAGATTTAGCTATCAATCTCCAGTTGAACACTTCGTAACTTCTAGTATCTTCAATTGCCTTAGAGGGCACAAACACCTGATAGCCGTCATCCTCAACTTTATCTAGAGCTAGTTCTGAATACTTCTGATTAAACTTCTTAACTGCAAATATTTGACTATTAAAATAGTTTTTATCCAATACAAACGACTCTTCAGCTTTTTCTTTAAATATAGGTACTGCATTTATAGTCTCAGAATAATTTATTTGCTGATCGAAAATTAGACCTCTATCATCACATTGAACCTTATCATATGTTAACCTTATATTTTTTGGTTGATCTGAATCGAACAAAACTATAATTCTGTAAGGTATTACATCGTTTACGATATTATATTCAGTTTTAAATGGCTCTAAAAGTATTCTATATTTTCTAGTAGACTTAGCTACATTCACATAGTCCGAACCATCAGGTCTAGTCACTAATATATTTAGTCCAACAAATTTTTCTTGATCTATATATTGACGAATTGACGAAGCAGAATAGTCTTTCGGAGCCGCAATAAAAAATCTGCTAATATAAAAATAATGTGAAAAATCTTGAAATTCAAGAGTATTTATGTCTAGTCTTTCCGTGTAAGATGGCTTGTTGATAAAAATATTTGAAACTGTAAGATTATTTGTTTTAAACTTAGAGGAGCCATTTATTTTTCTTAAAACTCCTAACTCATCTGCGTATGCTAAGGATTCGCCCTCAATATTTCCAATCACATTTTCTGGTATCAAATATGACACATCTGAAATAGATAATGTGTTCGAAGGTGTCATTTTATCAGAACTAAACCATGCCAACGGTATTGAGTCAGATAAAGACTTGCTACCAATCTTGATAGCTTTTTCATTTCCTTGAATTGTTTGATTTTCAAATTTTTCCATCACTGCTCCGAACTGTCCGGATGTATTTGAGTATAGTCAGATATCATATTTGGAGTAGATCCGAGAATTCCCATTTGATATTGTTCATATCTAGATATTGGAACCCATCTAGGTGGCTCCCAATTGTATCCAGAATTAACAAAACTAACATTACTAGAATCGCTGTGCTTGTATACAAAGTTTGGTGTCGAATATAAGTCTGAATTCTCTCTCTTAAGATGCCCTAACGCTGAATCAAATCCGGGAACTTCATTAGCGTACTGGACTGGGTCATAGCTTTCATGCCAATAAACTATGTCACCACCTATAGTAATAAGATTATCACGGAAAACTTCACCTAACGATACAACAATTGATCTAGCCTCTGATGGAGTAGCCAATTCAACCACCGCAAAACTGGTACCAGGATTTATTTGAGGATCAGCCAGAATTGAATCAAATACCTGGAATGAACCATCTGCATTACTTTTAACGGTTCCCGAATATTTGTAATTCGGAGTAGCAAAGATGTCAAACAAGGTATCAGCTACATACCAATTTATATCTAACTCTGCTGAGAGCGGCTTATCCCTCCAATAAATTTGACCGATTATATTAACATACACACTGCCACTTCCCGAGTAGTGCAACCTTAGGGGAACTGCTTTAACCGATACAATAAATTCTACTGAATTTTTAATTGAATAATTAACAGTTGCAGAATAGCCATATGTATCGCTGGGCGGAGTTGCAGGATCGTCACCCTCTATTAAGATATAGTCACTGATCATATCTGACGGAATTGAACCACTGTATCTTAAAATTGCTTTACCAACTCCATTGTCGTCAGTTACAATGTAGCTAGGATCGGCTAAAACACTAGATGAACTTATCCAAAATCCTTGATTTGGTTTTAAGTTTCCATTAATATCTTTAGATACTATTGTTAAATACATGAAATCGTTAAAATTATCAGATATATTTTTAGGGGAAAGATAAATATCTGCTGAACCAAAGTCCCTTTCTATGGCATCAATGTATACAAATCCTTCATCTAATGGATTTTCAATTGCATCTATTCTTAAGTCTATGGGATATTTAAAATCGTTTGTTGAATTTTCATATGTAATCACATAGTCTTCTGGCGAATTAGGAGTAGATGATAGATATAGTCTTGCCTGGTACGAATCCGAAAGGAGGTCATAAAAATCTTTATCTATAAAATACGCCTTATTTACCATATAAGAAACTTCATATGCTCTTCCGTTAACCATAGGTGTCGCATCTGAGAATAGTTCGATAGAATACCCTGGTACGTCAATGTTGGAAAAAATATTTTTACCCAAAAATAAGTCTTTAACATATTCTATATGAGTATCCTGATAAGCAAGATGAATTAGATTATAAATATTCCCATATATTATTTCTTTATTATAGAAGCTGTGAATATGCGGAGTTGCCAAATCTTGAAAGAAAACATTCCTATAATAATCAGATCCGACTTTCACTATAATTGGACTTCCGGCCCTGGGGACAGATGATAAAGTATGCTGGAAATTCTGAGAATTACTAAACACGTCCGAAATTGAATCAGAATATATATATTGATCGTTTTTATTTATGTTGATTAACCCAGAATTAACAGATGCTAAATAATCCCTATCTAAATAAGGATCTCTCTCTGCATATAAGTTAAAATTAGTTTCATTGCCATTTGCAAGATTGTTTTGCAGATTTAGCCTAAGAGAATTTATATCGTCTGTGTACTGTATAACATCATCGTTATTAGTTATAAATAATATTTTTTCTATAATTCTATATGAATCTTCACTTAAATTAAAACTATCTAATCTTAACCTGTAATTTCCGACTAACTTGTCCTCATTATAGTAGGCATCAAGGGGGCTCTCGTTGTTACTGTATGCGTTTCCGAACGAATCTATATAACCATAGTAAAGACCTGGAGTGGTCTCGGATGAAAAAGATTCGAAAGTTCTCGCTTTTATTGGATAGTGGCTACTATCTACGCTTCGTATGAACGCGTAATAATTATTATCGTAGCTTAATGTCGAACTTTCAAAATAAGAACTAGCTACTGTAGCTGATTCAGCTATAACATAGTATTCTATACTAGGTGAAGATGGTACAAAAAATCTTTCTTCTGTTACTGGGTCGAAACAAACCCCACCATACATTCCAGTAACTGTGTCCATTATCCCATCAATATATATACTACTTGGTGTTGCACCACCTGGTAAAAGTATTGAATCAATATGCTTTAATATATTCAAGTCAACATGAGATAAATCATAGTCCTCCAGACTGCTATAAGAATTTAAAACTACTTCTCTTTTAATTGGCTTAGAGTTAAAGTAAACTGGAGTAGCCGAATAAACATTAGATCCTATCAATAGATCTAAATCTTCTAAAATGAAATTAGGGGTTGATAAAGAGGTTGTGTTAACAGACAAATATGATCCATCTATATCAAAAACTCTGACGTGTCCGGAGTCAGTTCCGTTTCCGTCATTGCTAGTAGCCCCCACAGCTAGACGGTTTCCATCAGAAGACAAATCCACAGACCAACCAGACAAATCGCCTGCAGCTTCACCATCGATATCGGATCCGACTTGGACCCAAGATGACCCATCCCAGTCAAAAACTCTGACGTGTCCGGAGTTAGTTCCGTTTCCGTCATTGTTATAAGCCCCCACAGCTAAACGGTTCCCATCAGAAGACAAACCTACAGACCAACCAGACAAATCGCCTGCAGCTTCGCCATCGATATCGGACCCAACCTGAATCCAGTTCGATCCATCCCAGTCGAAAACTCTGACGTGTCCAGAGCTAACTCCATTGCCGTCATTGTGAATAGCTCCCACGGCTAAACGGTTTCCATTGGAAGACAAATCCACAGACCAACCAGACAAATCGTCTGCAGCTTCGCCATCGATATCGGATCCGACTTGGACCCAAGATGACCCATCCCAGTCAAAAACTCTGACGTGACCCGATGAGAAACCGTTAATACCATTATTATAATTTGCTCCCACAGCTAAACGTGAACCATCGGAAGACAAATCTACAAAAGAACCAAAATAATCGTCTGCAGCTTCACCATCGATATCGGATCCGACTTGGACCCAAGATGACCCATCCCAATCATATACTCTGACGTGACCCGATGAGAAACCGTTAATACCATTATTGAAATCTGCCCCCACAGCTAACCGTGAACCATCGGATGACAAAGCCAAGCTCACCCCAGAAGAATCATATGTAGCTTCGCCATCGATATCGGATCCGACTTGGATCCAAGATGACCCATCCCAGTCAAAAACTCTGACGTGTCCGGAGTCAGTTCCATTGCCGTCATTGTTATAAGCCCCCACAGCTAAACGGTTTCCATCAGAAGACAAATCCACAGAAAATCCAGAATAATCATATGCAGCTTCACCATCGATATCGGATCCGACTTGGACCCAAGATGACCCATCCCAGTCAAAAACTCTGACGTGCCCAGAGTTAACTCCATTAATACCGTCATTACTAGTAGCCCCCACAGCTAACCGTGAACCATCGGATGACAAAGCCAAGCTCACCCCAGAAGAATCATATGTAGCTTCGCCATCGATATCGGATCCGACTTGGACCCAAGATAATGCTGGAAAATTATAAACATTCCAATAGGGGGTAGAAGTAGAATATGAATATTTATAATCTAAATTAGGCTGTAATTCTACATACTGCTGAATAGATTGATCCCAAAAAAATCCAAATACAACACTTACAGAATTAATATTTCCAAAAAAAACTCTACTAAACTCTGGAGTTGACCCGTAAGATATATACTGTTCGTTATTAATTTTATTTCTAAAATCTAAATATCTAACAGTATATCCATCGTGATCAAAAACTTCAAAAACATTATAATCAGGGCTAGTTGGGTGCCCCTCGCTATAGGTATTGGTGTGTCTTAGCCCATCATAAGTATTTGCATCTAGATTTACATAAAAAGAAGCTGGAGTTGCGATATCTCCATAACTGTCTACATTAATTTCATAAACAAAAGATGGATCAGAAATTGGTTGTTCTATTATATTTTTTATATAACCTATTGACATCTTATATGGCACAGTAATCGGTGCATATAAGTCTCTATAACCAGAAGCCTGCATACCTTCAATTTTGACACTTCCGCTAAAGTTAATAGTTGCTGAATCTTCATAGCCAAAATACAGTTTTGCGTCATCAAAGTCTCCGACTCCTGGTTTATAGTATTCGTTAGAGACGTTGACAAGACTATCGTATATCGCAGGAATTCTAGATATACCTTGTCCAGTTATACCGCCATAATCCCATATACCCTCTCCCCAATTTACGTAACCTATATTGGAAGGATATTTTATATTAATATCTTCAATTAAATTTCTAAATATCTTATTTGGGTGACCATACTTTGAAAAATAAGGAGTAGAACTTTGGATATCTTCTATCTCTAATATTTCAGGAGTTGCACCTACATAATTCGAATCCGGCGTAGCTCCGTACGCCCTCCAAATATCTAACTCTCTTCTAAGCCCAACTTGAAGCGCATTTTTAGTAACACCTGATATATTTTTTGATGCGTCGAGAATTCTTTTCTTATAATTAAAATTACTCTCAAGATATAATCTAGGAAGACCTACTCTTGCGCCGAATTCATCAAAAGAATTATAAACATTTATAGGCTCCTGCTTTACTGGGACCCCATCTACCTTAAGAACACTAAAAATTCTATTGGTTACCAGTTGCCCCATTGTATTATCTATATAATACGCATAATCTGTAACTCTAAGGTTTATCAATTCTGAGAAATTCGATACCCTTGCCAACACAACAGAATCGCCTTCGACCCTTATGGAATTAGCAGGTATGCCGTAAGATGAATAGACCCAGGCTGTCATATTCTCGTCTGCGGAGTTTATGTATGAATTTATTGAGGTTAAATCAATCCTTCTTTCAAGATCATCTAAATGCATGCCAGAAAGTGCATTTATCATTTTTCCGCCAATAGATTCTGGCACATCTAGAGCCGGAGTTGCCCCATAGCGAGAGTCTTCATATAGCTTTGTCCAGCTCGGAAATCTATCTAAAATTTCTCTAGCTGATTTAGATATATTTTTAGGAACCGTATCATGTATCGCCACTTCAAGGTAAAACACAAGACCAACGGAACCAAGATCAATGCCTTGATCATCTAAAGTCAACTCTATCCTTATGTATGGCTTAACACCTGAGGAAAGGATTGTACCAGAATCTCCACCATATATGGTCTTCATCCATGGGCCAGTTGAATAGTCTGATTCATAAAATTGAATAGAAAAACCAGGAGTGTGCTCACCCGGAAGATTCGTAAATACATACCTATAATTAACTAGGTCAATTTTTGAACTAGTATCTAAAAATCTAAGAATAGTAGGAGTGGCGGAATCATAGACAACTTCTCCAGCATCTGTGACGTAAATAGAGTTTGGAGAAAAGGGGGTAGCATTCTCTCCGTCAAAATTTGGAGAAGTAATATCCAACCCGACATAAGTCCTATCGCCTATAAGATTCAATCCTCCAGTAGATCTCGTATAAGAATAGTTTGAATAGCTATTATTATTATATAGATTAATATAACTTGTAGTCCATATATTCTCTTCTTTTACAAAATCTGAACTCCTGAGAAGGAGTAAATACCTTTTCATAGTTACCTGCTAATTATTAATAATTTGTTACACCAATTATAACAGAATTGGCATCTAAGTTTCCAGCTACAAAATATTTTGTTACAGTATTAAGATTCTGATCTTCAATAGCCACAGGTCTTCCATCTAAAGATATAGAAGTGACAGAAACTGACATTACACTATCTGAAGCTAGCTTCATTTGATTTTCTATTTCCGATATAGATAAAGTACTTCCAACTGTCATAGTATTTATATACCTCTTTGCAAACAGGGCCGCCTGATTCTGTATTGCAGTAACAACTTCTTGAGACGGCTGCTGGGACATCATTATATTAGCCCCTATCGAAACCCTTACCCTTTCCGCTATTCTAGCATTTAATTTTATTCCGACTGGCTTAGTCGGTGTCAAACTGGCGACTACTGCGCCCGGCAGTGTGGATGGATTAGCTCCTGCCTCTGGGACAATAATAACATCACATGACCCTATTCCATATGAACCCTCTCTTATCCTAACATCCTTAACGCCAGGAACCGCCAGCGCAGCAAATCTGACAGATTCAGCGGTTCCAGTTGTCCTAGCCCTCATTGACGCTATAATTCTTCTCCTGTAATTGGCGTCGTTTTCAGACGTCACATTAGAATACACCTCTTTTGGGTTCGTGCAGTAAACTACAGTAGACGCTGGAGAAACATAGTCATGCCTGGTCAAGGAACCTCTAGGCGCGACATATGAATTATCACTGAAATTTGGCTCGACCCTACCATAGGCGCGCGTTGAACCTGGTGGTATTATGACCTGACCAGAAAGCCTATACATATACTGCTTACTTAAATAAGTTGTAACATCATTGTACACCATAGTGCCAGCAGGGACTATAACTGTCCCACTATAAGGTTTATCTATACTAAATTCTATATTGTAAGATTGCCTCTCTGCTGAAGACTCCGGCGTAATGGCCTTTCTTTGAACACCATAGAGATCTCCTATAAGATCTAAGTTTCTTCCAGAGGCTGTACTTAAATCTGCCTGCATCATAGTAAATCTAAACGCTTCATATAAATCTGCTACTTCAGAACTAAATGCTTCTGCAAAAGCCCTAGCAACTGACCCAGGATATATTGCCGATATGCCTGCATTTTTCTCCAAGCCATCTAACATGGACACAAGTATTTGTGATTTATTTTTAGTTCCATAAATAGCCATATTATGCTCCTAAGCTTTGGGATACCGAAAGAGTAATTGGATTATCTATATCTGATAGAATATGTATATCAAACCTTATAGTATCCGGACCCGTTGGTATAGCATCTATGTATATGTTTCTAGATTTAAATAGCCCCTCTTTTTGAAGCCCTTCTTTTATTAATCTTTTGCCATATTCTCCCGTTTCTGGACGCTGTGGCATGCCGTAGAGCTTAGAAAGGTCTATCCCTAATTGTGGGTAAATATAAAAATCTCCTGGTTCCGTCATAAGCCTTATGTACACTTGTTGCACATCGGATTGAAGATTATTATTAGTAGTTGCTATATCTTTACCGCCATTTATAACTATATCTCCAGATAAAGAAAAATATAAATCACTCATTAAAAATTCCTATTCGTACTAATTTCCAGATTCAGATTGTTCTCTTAAAGCTTTTTCATGAGCCTGATCAAAAGAGTGTCCATCTTTTATGAATTTAATCATTAACAATATATGCTCTCTGCTATAATCAGTCGAATAAGCCTCTAAAAGAGCTCTGTCTTCAAAAGATAAAGAAGACAAATCAACTTCTGAAGAAAAACCTTGAACTGGTATATCAGATTCACTAAAGGTGTACTTAGCCTGTATAGTAACAGGTTTTTTCAGTTCTTCCTTTTCTAAATTTCTAGCATAATCTAAATAGTATGAAACTTTATTGTTAGCAGAATGAACAGTCTTTGGATTTATTTTTACCAAAGTTGGTTCAGAATATGAAGAAGCGGCGTAGTTAAAATTATATCTATTCCACTTTAAACCGTCTTCTTTGCACAGCAGCTTTATGTTGTCCGCAAATAAAGATATACTTTTAGACCTGGCGCTTATAACTATGCCAACTCCAGGGGCAGCAAATATCTCTATATCCCCGTAGTCATTTAGTCTTAAAAAACTAGATAAATCTGGATGAGTTAAACCTACTTCTCTATCAGAAAATGTTTTTCTTTTTGTCATCTCAACATTGACTGGTGCGTACTTTCTTTTTTGTATATCCTGGTTCAATGCCGCTGTTGGAATATAATCGTTAATCACCTAATACCTCAATCTATTAAATATCTAGGAATTCCTGTTTCAACTGAATAATTTCTATTATAATAACTACTTGATTTTACATCGTCAAAAAAATTTAATATATATGGATCTGTTTCTTGAGTATTTCTAAAACCTATTAAACATCTCGTACCCACAAAAGGCGCCACAGTTTGCAATCCTTTTGTGACTGGACATGGAACATTGTTTAAAACCTGTCCAGGCTTACCGGAATGGGGGTCATCCACTACGACTGTAGCTGTGTTATTCACTGGATTGAAAGATATAACCATACCGGGTCTAGTCCTGGACTCTTTTAATCTAGTTGCATCTATCTGTTCTTGTATTTTTTTATCAAATCTGGGATACTTTTTCTGCATGATTTATCCTATTCGTAGGTCGAAGTGCCACCACTGCCCGTGTTATAGTTTATAATATCTCTTTTTTCTGGTGGACCACCGTTTACTGGGAAAAACCATCCATCAACCCAGTCTGGAGCAAAGGGTTTAACTCTTGATCCACTACCTGACGTATTAAACATCTCAAGTGTCCAATCTTTTAGATCAGAGGCTTTACCTCCACCCCTTACGTAAGTTGACACTGCGTCGTAGAAACGAACACCTCTTATAAAACCGTATTCATGACTGCCATAATCACCCCATGGCCTAAAGATATATCCAGTTTCCGGAGAGTACCCTAATTTGTCAGATGGTGTCATATTTTGAGGGGGCATTCCTCCACCCTTGGCCACCGTATAACACATTGATGCCTGATTGATCGGAATCCATAAAAGTGGATCCAAAAGCGGAAAATACACAGACCTATCCTGAGTCCCATATCTTTGATATAATGAAGTAACTTTCTGATTAAAGTTATCAACTGTTATCCCCTCAGCTGCATAGTTTGCATACCCTAGCTGCCAACCCTTCCTAGCAACATTTCCCTCCGGCATATAAAAGTCATGGCGCCCATTAGCATTAGTCAGTAGGTTTAGCTGAAACAAGCCGATAGACCAATCCCCGGTATCTATATTCGGATTAATTGACCTAACAACTCCGCCGCTCTCTCTCACCACAACAGCACAGAAGATTGCAGACGCCTCCGCCGAAAATACGGTTGATCTTAATAAATCAAATATTTCTTGAAGGTCAAGCTTACCCGGGTCAGTCCCTGTCGCATAGCTTTTTGTAAATTTAGCTAAAGTTTCTGGGCTAATCTGAGCTTCATCGTCACTCAGCCCCATTCCTCCTGTCCACCCAGATTCACCTAAACCGGTACCACCATCTATCCACTCGAAAGACGGTGCACTTAAAACACCTCCTGGACCAGAATATATTCCCGACCTAGCTGCCGACCAGCTTACATGTATATGACTTCTATGATTGTCGTCTGTATAAAAATTTAAATATTTTAGATTCCTAAATCTAACTTTCACGGGTGCATTATCAGGCTCAAGACCATCGGTTACCCCAAGTTCTGTCGCCAAATCAGGAGAACATACAATAAGATCAGGTAAGAGGTATGGAGCCTGAATCGCCATATTGTCCATCGCCTCAAGAAGTGCATACAGCGCTTCCCTGTGCCTATCTGCGTTTGATCCTTCTGATTTTAGATTTACAGACATTGATCCGTCAGAAGAAGATATAGTAGCAATATCGAAAGCTCTTCCAAAAACATGATCACTAAGAGATTTCCCACCCTTGCTTAAATTTGGACCCTGATTATTAGGAGAATTTGCTCTCCAGACTCCAAGCCCGCCAGTAATTCTAATAGAAGAGTTATCCGAACTTATGTAATGAAGAAACTCTATAAGAGTTGGGCATATGTAGGCGGTTTTGACAGGTAGCTGTATTATTGAATTATCTACAGCGGAAGAAACGCCATCTAAACCGGGATAATAAGATTTAGTTGCAGAAGATTGACCGATATTATTTGGAACATCGAAAGGAAAACCATTCTTTATCGCAGAATGATCATGCACAATCCCAGATACCGCCATCTGATGAAGAAGATCGAGCCTTTCATATAGCCATGTGAATTCTTCGTCGTCAATAGTTACATCTTTTATAACAATAGTTCTAGAACCTCCAGAATATGCTGCTACATCAGATATGTAGTCTGCGTTTATGTGTCCATTTGATCCAGATACAGTCCTGGCGTTCTCCAGTGAGCCGATGTATGCCGCACCAGTTGCATTAGCTATTACTGACAATGCTCTAGATGATATATCACCACCAAGATTCTTGGATATCACATTGGTATTACCCAAGGCCTGCTGAAATGCGGCGACTCCGCTTACTGTGATGGTTCTATCACCATCTTTAACCTCTAATTCTTGCCCCTCTTCGACTGCTTTTATATCCGCATAAAACGCAGCCTGAGCGCCTCCTGTTAGCAATGAGTTCAGAGAACTGTTTGCAGCTTTTGCATTTGCGGCTATAGAATATCTTGGATCCTGATAGAATGCGTCTCCAGAAAGAACTTCTGTCAAAGTTCTTGAAGTAAGAGTATCTCCATATATCCCATCTTGATTCCTAGAAGTATTAACGACTACTGCTTGTCCAGATGGATAGTAGTTTCTATTAATTGCGCCTATTAATGAAACACTGTTATTTAAATCTTCTGACTTTAAAGAAATAGACATATTAATTTCCGATCCTTGTCAGTGTAGGGACTGTTTCCGATGATGTCAAAACTGATTCCGACTCAGTTTGAATGTCTTTAACAAAAACTTTCGCAAGGTTATTTACTACAAGCTCCCAATTAAGACTATAAGGCGTACCATCGCTAAAGTATTCATCCCATGAAACATATGGCCATCTCGCAATAAGAGAATATATCTCTTCTATAGACTTAAATCTAACTAGCGCAGAATATAAACCTTGTTCATTCTGGCTAAGACCAGAAATTGAATCACCAGAAGATGGGTCTATTGTATAGTAATTAGGTATATTAGATGACTGAATTGAGTCAAGTATTTTATCAAAAAATACAAAAAATGGGGAGCCGTCATCAATGTCTAATTTCATATCATTTTTAACAATCTGCATGTAGTTTGGCTCGTTTATATGTGACCTCAATAATTCGTTAACATAGGATTTATGAGAGTCAATATTTTCATCTGGCAATCTATAAAATATAGTGCCTATAATTCTATCAAATTTATCAGTCTGATAATTGGTTGGATCGTTTTGACTATTGCCAGCTTCATAATCTTGATTTAAAATTGCCGAACTAGAAGAACTGCCCGAGCTTCTTGTTTCATTTACTCTTAATACAAAAATTTTATTTTTCAGCGCTCTTTCAACAAAAAATTTTGCTTGACCGGCTGAAGTAGACAGATCATTTATGCTTAAATTAGCAGACTCCGAAGATCCAGGTATTAGAATTCTTCCATTTATAACGTTTAATTCTGATGTATCTATTCCGTCAAATCTAATAGTAAATTGGTTTCCAGATATTACATCCTGAACCTCTATAGTATCTCCATCCTTAACATCTAAACATTTTACCACAACCTTAAAGCTTGGCTCTAGTCCAGCTTTATCTGGCCCCAATCCAGAAAGTTTCAAAACTTCAGAATGAACCATAGCGTTCTGGTAAGATGCATATCTAACAAAGTCTTCTATTTGTGTTTCTTGCCATCCCATACTCTTAAAAAGATCATCAGTTCTAACGTAGGCGTTGCCTTCTGGGGTTCTCATCTTAACTCTTGTCCCAAGTATTCCTGGTAGAATAGCCTTACTGTGATAAGAACCTACTACCATCCCCTGGTTATATGAAAGCCCCGCATCCATTGGTTGCCCATTCTTATTTAAATACTGGATATAGCATCCGTGTTGATCAATAAGATTATCTCTTATGTATCTCCAGCCAGACCATGCCACTTTAGATGCTATTCCACCAACTACTGCACCAACAGCTAAACTTCCACCACCAGTCACTGGTGCAAGAATGGCACTAGCCGTACCAAGCGCAGTGCCAGATACACTTGAGGCCATTAAGGCAAAGAGGTCATACTTTCGGCCCTGTGTACTCATCATCTCCTGGAGTGCTCGACTAGTATCTGGCGCACTTTTTGCCACCTCTAAAGACATTAGATCTTTAACCAAAGCTGATGACCCGTGAGTATACTGTATCCCTCCAACTAACTGAGGCGACAACATTTCAGACAAAGCGTCCATAGAAACGTTTCCGCCAACCGATACCCCAGAGTTTGCTGATCTTAATTGATCTAACATTATTCTAGTATCATTTCTTAAAACTTGTTTAGACATTAATGAACCAACTGACGATATTAAGCTCCACCTGACCGGATCATTAACAGTTACTAGTGCATTCGGAGTTATGGATGTTATAAAACCAAGATCTGGAGTAAAGTGATGGACAACCTGCTCAACTTCAAATATTCCGTACATTCTTTCGTAAACATCTGCTAAATAAACAAGATCATGCGGACGTATATCTGCGTTGCCTACAACAACTAATTCTCCGCCATAAATGTCTTTTATAGAATCTCTTAAATGTGATAAAGCTATCCTTTTTGCCGAGATTTCGTCAGGAACACCAGTAGCTGCCTTGGTGAACCCTCTAATAGTCTGAAGTGGATGCATGATGGGATGGATTACGGCCAGCACTCCTTCTCCTATCGCGTTATCAAAAAATATTCCTGTCTCAATAGTTTTCTCAACTTGCCTCTCAGAAGGCGCACCTTTATCTAGCGCAACTGTTACCGGATATTTTCCATCGGATACAGCGGTTATCACTGTTGGTACGTCGCTTATAGTTTCCTGTATCCTGTTTGATAAAATGTGACTAAAAGAATTTACATAATGTATTCTTTGAAAAGGTTCTCTTACTTCTACTACAGGCTCACCATATTCTCTCGTAAAAGGATTGTCTACTTTTCTAAGCATTGAGCCATCTGTGCCTAGTGAATAATATATCGAATCATTTAGCGCTTTATTTAAAATATTTGACTGACGCCTAAAAGCACTTGACTCGCCAATTGCATAACCAAGCTGGCTCATAGATAACTTAAACTGATTTAGCAATAAACCCAACCCATCGGCAACTGAGCTAAATATTGGACCTACAGTATTATTCCATGCCGCCTCTATAGCTGAAGTACCTTTAGACCACGCCCACGTTATTGGATTTGTCGAACTATTACCTTCAGACGCTGTTGAGGCTAGTAATGATAGGAATTTATCTTTATTACTTGGTTTCGCATAATCACCATATGGACTTATGTAAACCCTAAATACCGCATCGACTGGTTTAAAACTCCATTCATCACCACTGCCAAATATATTATTGTTTCCAGTTGCCAGTGCACCTAATGCGCCGCCCATAGATGCGGAAATCACAGCACCGGGGCCAAAGCTGCCTGAGTTAAATACTTTAAAATCAGGCCTTAAGACTAACCACGCCCTAGAGTAAGGGTCTTCCCACAGCCTCTGTCTAAATGATCCGACCATAAATAAGAACAACTGTTTGGGAGTTCTTATTCTTTGCATTATATTCTCTATCTCTGCATCAACGTCAAAAGGAGCTCGTCCATTTCTAAAATTAGATGGGTCCCCCTGAGGGATATTGCCATCAGCGTCTGGTGCCGTAAGATTCGTCTCCGGATTTTCTTCAACTATTTCCGAAAGTACTCTTTCATACTCAACCTGAATAAGTGACTTAATCGCACTATTCGATAAGAATATCTCTCTAATAGATGCTAGCTTAGAATTTACCAAATTATTCAAAGATGCTATTAAACCACCATCATCACTGGGTGCGTCTATAAAATTTGCCCTTGCAAACTCTATTGCATCTGCTAGCTCTTGAGATGCTGTTTGGGCACTGGTGGTGCCAGGCCTACCTTCTAGATTATCTACGTAATCCTGACCCAGAAGCAGCGAAAACTCATCGAGTGCGGTTCCATCATCTGCCCCAAAATTAGATATAACAGGATCACTAGGATCTGTACTTAACGCTCGCCTTAGGTAAGCAGGAAGTTCATCATCTGAGTCAGGATCCATACCATACACTTCCTCAAATATCTTTTTTACTGAATCATATGTATGATAACCAGATCTAAATTGATTCCATATCCTTTGTGCCTCTTCTTTAGTTCTTCCACTCCCAGCTATAACAGATACTGATGGATCGAAATCTTCATCGTAAAAAGATCTAGCCTGTATTGATATAACATCCGCTTGATCATATACAGCTGACAATGTAGATCTGTTATCCTCATCGGTTGACGTATCTATATCATAAAGCTTGTCAATATTTGTATTATTTACAACAATATTAAAGTATGTTTCGCCATCAATTATCGGATTTCCACCATAAAGAATTCTACTATAAGATGGAGATATTGCTGTTTGGTATGGAATATATGCCTCTAAAGAATTATTTAGAACACCCACATACAAAGGTGTTCCGCCGACCATTACGTTGATGCCATTGTCATTTTTTTCGGCTAATAAAACATCACCAGACAAAGGCTGAAACGCGCCAAATCCGACTAGTGTAGGATTAGTGACTATTTCTTGATTACTTGATATTTCTGAAAAACTTAATATTGGAGAATTTTGAGGTGCAATAACACCTAAAGAAGTGTCATCAGGAACAAAGGCCATCAGACAATCTTGTGGAGATGGGCTGTCTCTAAACCCACCTATTCCTTCACTCTCACTTTCGGTTATTATCCCTAAGTAATAAGCTGCGTCTGGAGAAACCACCGCATCGTGTTCATTTTCACCCCAGAGGAAGTATGCAGGAGCGCACACGACAGCCCTACCGGTTGAAGGATTAAATACTAAAACTTTTCTATTTCTATAATCCTTAGCAGATCCGTACAACTCCCCATTCGGATGATACTTATTTTTAAAATCTTCTATAGTATCCGGGGGGGCCGTAGGCGTATAGGGCCACTTCATCGCTATGTAAAATTGCTCTCTCAGAGCATCTTTTACTGCTGGCCAATCTTTGGCATAGGAGTTAAAAAGTCTTAAATTAGTAAAATCTATAGAGCTAGAATTAAAAGATGATGCTTCAGTAAAATCAACCTGAGTAGTAGGAATCGGCATTGCTGTAAAAACTGGAATCTGAACCTGCTCATCAAGAATTTTTCTTTGCGCGTTAAGCATTGCCGAGGAAAAGTCTATATATTTATCGAGTATAACAAGCTCTTTAAATCCTTCTCTATAATCCCATTTTCCATCATATGCCCTTTGAAGACCCTCTCCAAGAATGCTAACAGTAGAATCTATTATTTCTCCAGACAAGTTTATAGTGTCACCCTGTTGATCAAAAATTGATTCCACTATATCAAGTGCGTAATTTATACCCTGAGTAATATCGCCTAGTATTGGCACATCGCCAATTAGCCAGTCAAAACTTGCAATCGATAAAGCTCCAGTTGTCACATCGGTAATTTTATCTATACTCCAATCTACTGCTCCCGTTATGCCAGAAACTCCACCACCTATAACATCGTCAAACACATTTTCTATAAAACCACCTGGATCGCTTTCTCTATCAAACAACGAATACTGTTCATTATCTTTAAAGAAATCTTTCTCTACTTCTTTTAATATTTCAAACAGCCTAGTATCATCAGAATCGACAGTTATCGATGAGCTATTTTTAAGTTCAGAAATACCAGATATCCCGATTGTGTCAACAAAATACGGAAAAGAGTATCTTGGAGGAAGATTCGTTATCTGGGCATGTCTGCTAACCATTCTGTCAAAATCTATGATAGTTTCCTTTTCCTCATAATCGATAGGAAGATGATAGCCGACCTGAACAGTACCTCTTGAAACAGGAAGTTTACTTATAACCTGTTCATTTAAAATATCAAAATACATCATAGAACTTGGACTACCAAAATTTAATATTTTCCCACTAAGCTCACTAGTTGGTCTATATATTCCGGAAGAATTTTGTATATCTTCTCCGATCTTCTTATAGGAATCAGATAACTCAGCCATATCTAGAAACGCAGAATAATCAGAATATCTATTCGTAGACTTGTTGATTTGTGTAAGGATTTCACCAATTTCGTAATTAGGGCTTTTAATTTTTGGGATATCCTCTAATACACCAAGCTCTCTTGCTTTGTCATCTCCAGGATAACCTGTTGTTACCGGAATTACACCAGACGTGTATAGCCAATGGGGTTTACCATAGAATATTGTAGATCTATCCTCAAATGGCCTGACTGCGACTATATAATTAGGAAGGAGTCTGGCACATGTGTCAAACATATCCCAAACAGTTCTCATGTAAGTTTGAGCCCTAAATGATACTTCATCTGCCCCGGGAAGGTCGTCGTCTTCATTTTGGGATATAATTCCCATAGTTCTAAAAAGATTTCTCCCACCCCTACCTCTTAAAACCCCTCCAAGACCAAAGCCAACCAGTGGACTCATCGGCCCTCCAAAAGCCGTACTTATAAGACCGCCCACTATCCCAGAAGCTACATCATCTTTGAGACTAGAATTGAGAGTGTAGTCAACAGTTAAATTATCCAAAGTAGCTGATGCGGAAGGATTATTCTTTTGTGTTTGGATTAAAAGTTTATTCCAAGCGGTATCTGTTAGCATGGAAGTTGCTGAAGAACCGGATATACCAAAATTGTCTACTGGAGAAACAGAAGCCAAAGTTCCCCATCCATCATCTAAGTCACCACCAAGGAATTGGGCTATACCAGTTCCATTTCCTGGATATATATTTCTTTTAAACAACTCAAGATCTGTCTCATTTGACGACATCCCTAATAGTGAGGTGACAATATCAGTGACACCTATACCAGTAGAATTTTTGAAACTAGAATATGCTGAATAACTTTGATACGCGCCATATGCACCTGCAGTGGGTAAAGAATGGCCCGCCAGCACGGTTGTTACCGCTCCTCGTATTCCTGCGCCCTTGGATAGATCTGATATTTGACTTCCACCTATTCTCCCAGTACCAACGCCGCTGAAAGCAGAACTGATAGCGCTATACATTGCCTCTTGTTTATCTCGCTCCTGTCTAGTCAGTGGTTCATATAATATTGTACCGAAATGCCTAATACCAAATCTATTTTCAGAAAAAACTGTACCTCTAGTAGCTCTTGCTATATTTTCCCTGACTCTCCCAGCGCCCATTGACAGGAGCCTTACCATTAAGTCTCTTGGTTCGGACATCCAAAATCCTGTATCTAAACCACCATCTATTTTTCCACTATCTCCTTTTTTATTTGTAGAATTAATCATACCACTAAGCTCAACTGCGTCAGACTGAGCGGTGACTGTAACTATGTCTCCTTGTTCGACTTCTGTTATAACTCCGTTAAAAAGCGTTTGAAGAGAATTGGGATTCGCTCCATAACCAGCCCTAATGTGAACTCTTACCCCAGGTTTTAGTCTAATATTATTTATATCTACAACATAATCATTTCTCATGTGACCAGAAATATTCCTAGATAAATTTAAAACTCTATCTATAGACATTTCTATACCAGCATTTAGTGGAAGAGTTTGATTAATCCCATCAAGATATGAATTAAACATTTCCTCGGCGGCGTTGGTCGTGAGTTTGGAATATAGGTTAGATAATCTAAAAACAAGGGTGTCGGCCATAATATCTTCTGAACTAACTATTGAAAAGTCTATTATAGATTGTAGTCCATAAAAATTATCAAATAATTTCATTCCAGCGAAGTTGCCGCCCTCATCTATTAACCAGAGCATATAGGTGGGAAACGCTCTTATCATTCTACCTGTATTATCCCTATACTGCGTATCTTTTAACATTCCTTCCCAGTGTGTATAAACGTCTGTATCGTAGGCATTTTGATATTCGGAAATGGCCTTAGCTCCCGGAACCCCTGAGTTTACTCTTGTGTTTCCATTGTCAGGAGTTTGTACATCTTCAATTGGGTTAGGTCTTAATAATAGACCCCCAGATGAGCCATCTGATAGATCAGATTTCTGTACTAAGTCTCCGCCTTCTCCATTGCTTAAATAGAATCTTCCATTCTTAGAATCGATATAACCGTAGTAGTTACCAATAGCCGTCATAAGCATCGAGGGGGTCAATCCGCTTTCTATTTCATCTCTGTTCCCTGTTGGAATCGATACTATAACCTTATGAAATTCAACGTCGTCTGGGTCAAAGCTGACATAGTTTTCGGATTGAAGAGAGTATTCACCAGCTAAAGCTGACTCTATTTGCTTGGACACCCTTTCTCCAGAAAGTATATGATCACCAATTCTATATCTAGACGCAGATGCTTCTAGAAATATCGAATCCTCAGAAACATTATCTGCGAAATTTATAAATTCAGATATAAATTGTCCCTTATCATCACTGGATAGGCCTTGTGTTTGTTTCAAAGCGACTTTTTCATTTAGTACATACAAAAGCTCTTCTCTAGATATTTCAAGATCTTTTACATATTCTCTTATTTCTTCGTATAAAGGCTGGTTATTTGAATTCGTAGAAAACCTTCTTGCATATTGTATGAAATCAAATTCAATCTTTGCCAGTGCTATTTCATTATTTATAATATCACCAGCAGACGGCGTGGTAACCGGAGTTTGACTTAAATACTCTCTTTGTTGCGACATATTGTTTATTATATCTTGATCATATGTTTCAAAGCTTCTAAAATAGAAATCGGGATCTAAATTACCTACAATTTCACCTTGTGAATTTTGAACAGATAACGGAAAATCTGGATATGCATTAAAACTGCCCCAAAGCTGCTTTATCCTTAGAAAGGGATTTCTTTTTGAAGAAAAATGCTCGATCATTTCTTTTTGCTGAGAACTAGAAAGATTTTCTCTTTTTTGCTGAAATATGTCAAAATCAGACAACGTCATATCGACCCTGTATACATGCGGCTGATTAGGAACTGTTGACACATTAAATGACATAGGAAGAACGTATTTAATCCCAGATAAGGCGGTGATAATATTTTTAATGCCCATAAAACCAAGGACACCAGCGGAATGTTCTAACCTTGCTAGTCCAGATAGATGATCAAACATTCTTTTAAGTTTCTTCAACTCCTTTTCATCATTACCACTGCCTATGACTATCATAGATATACTCACAAATGAATCTCCACCACCTATGTGTTGGTATGTTGGTTCGTCCATAAGTTGAACTTGCAGTTTGGCAAAATTGTTAGACATTGACACATTTATCGACTCTACTATTACCGAATTCTCATCAAAAGCTACCTCTATCATTGGGACTTCCCATTCATTAAACTGATAGCTTGCGTTCCTTGCTCTTTGAGCATCTAAGAATGCCTGTATTGGACCGCTTTGAAAGAATCTCTCATATAAAACGCCATTAAACGCGCTTGTAATTTGATCTTTGACTGACTGCTGATCAGGAGCTGTGCCGGTTCTATCTTGTATCTCTGATATTTTTTGATTAGTCAAATACTCCAAAAAAGAACTAGGATTAAGTGATATTCTGTACAGAAGATCTTTACACTGATCAAGTGTCATATTATCGCCATCAGAATTCAAAAGAACCTTATTCTGGAATCTCCATGGACCAGGATCTTGATACTGAGTTAGATCTATTGCACCGCTTGGGCCAACATATTCCCTGAGCCAATCTTCTCTATTCTGACCTAGTTCATTTAGCTTGTTATTATTTTCTATAATAAATGTAGATATTATAGAATTAAAATTAAGTTCCGCGGAATCAGAAGAGCCAAGTGGTGCAGTTAATATATCCAGACTGTCTAGTATCAACTTTCTATATGAAGGCGAATATGTATTATTTCTAGATATGTCTATTGTTTCAGAAAGACTCAACCCATAGTCGGCTGCCTCCGTTATGTCTATACCAAATTTCGCCAACATCCTTCTCCATACACTTTCCCCGGCATCCGTGAGCAGTTCTTCTTGTTCGCTCCTAAAGGAGGCTATTGATGGTAGGAATATTTTTGTTTGAGTTTCAGCTGGAACAAAAAAGCTAATATGCCTTCCATCTTGCCACTCTTTAACTATATTTGTAGTTAAAACATCAAAGTTATTTACTGCTGGTGCACCAACCTCTAATGGGATGTCTTCTCCGTCCAGCGGTGTTCCAATTTGAGTAACATCAAAATCTAAAGCTTCACCCTGGTCAACTTCTTTTGAATCTGAAGTTTTTAACAAAAAATTCTCATTAACATATTTATGAAGATGAGTTGCTGCCTTCCCCATGTATTGGCGATATTTACCCCAGTGGATAGATTGATTAAAGTCAGACAACATTGGCAGGAATGGCTTATGGTTAAAATTAAGCAGTTCTAAATCAACTGCCAACGTAAAAGGATAACCAGGAACCGTATTTATAGACATAGAATTTAGACATACTGCGGTTATGCCGTGAACTGAGTTTAAATAATGGTTTTTTATTGGTAATATTGGAGAATACCTAAAAGCTGCAACAAGGCCTCTTAAAGAAGATAAGAATTTATCAATAACTTTTTCGTCACTACCACCTGCCTTAAAGTCTATCTTCATATCCTCATTTAGACTTATAGACGTTCCAGAATCTAAACTTATTCCCCATATTTCTTGATAATTAGGGAAAAATAACCTTAACCTTACTGACGTCTCTTTGTGTCCAGAGTTAAATTTAGGAGTATTTTTTTGCCTAAGAGCTCCACCTGTTAAGCTGCCGGTTTTGAAAGATGTATTTATATCTATTGAGATAGGTGGAACATAAAAATTAGCTGCACCGAGTCTTAAATGAAAAATATCAGGAGACTCAGGATGTATATTTGACCTATAAGGTGAGCTGTCTAATACATTCTTTATTCTTCTAGCTGTATTATCAAGCTTATGAGCTAACTCAAAGACTTGTTGACCATTCTCTCCAATCCCAAATGCTTTTTCTAAAGTATCTATATAATTAGCTTCAGCGGTTGCTTGATCACCATATTGATTAGTTATAGCAATTGCGTCAATTAATAAAGTTGTGAGACTTGGAATATAATAAGAGATTACAGTAAAAGCTATAGGGTCACTCTTTATCTTAGCAACTGCTGCTGATAGTGACTCAAGCCAATATATATCTTCAGCGGGATTGAGAAAACTATCAGCTGGAGCATTTAATGCGCCTATACTTGTCAGTCTTCTTTGAGCAAAAAGTGATATATCGTAGGCGTAGGATGCTAACTCCAAAAGGCCGCTAGATATAAGCCTGTCATAAATTACATCTATACCATTATTTTCAAGTTGACTTAGTCCTTCTGTGTTTACCGAAGAAAATGCCCTAATAAATGAGTCAAATCTCTTCTGTTCAATATCTTCATCTCCAAAAGCTGTCAAAACAAGCCCTCGAACAGATCTTGTATCCGCTCCTTCCCAAGCAGATCCGGCAGATGAGCCCGCACCGATACCCAAGGCCTGAGAAAGAGCCGATGCCGCAGAGTTAACGTCAACATACTCGCTAGAAACACCTGGATTTGAATAATCAAAATAATCACGACCTGAGTCGCCCAAAGTGGCAACAGTTATTTCTTCCGTTACCAGCCTTTCTTCTTCTATCAGGGCATCATAGTCTAGCAATGATGAGGCTAAAATTGCGGCCAACTCACTTCTAAAGATTACATCAACAAGATCTTCAAGACCAAGATTTTCATACTCATCAATAACTGCCAGAATTCTTTCTTCGACTCTTTGGGTTATTTGCAGTATATAAAAACCACTTTTTTCATCTAACTTTTGAATATATTCATCATATTCAATTGCAGAAGAATTATACTGCAAATATATGCTTACAATGTCGGTCGAATAGTCTTGTAGAATATCCTCATAAGAAACATTCAGTGTTTCATATAACGAAGATAAAATTATTGTCTTTATTGGCTGCTCACCAGGAAAGGCGTCTACGTATTCTGTGACATTTGCGCTAATTACTTCAGCTATATCGTTATTGAGCTCAGTAATAACTTGATTAATGTTGGATGCAATTATTTCCTGATTTTGATCTGCAAACTGTTCTGCCGTTAGTCTTATCTGACTTTTGGCTAAATCTATTAAATTAGGAACCTGAGTTTTAACTATTGTCTCAAGCTGAGTTCTGGCTATTTGTGCGCCTTTGCTTCTGTAATCTAATATTATTCTTTCTATATCATGGTTAAAAAATTTGGATACGTCGCTAGACGCATCCAAAAAAAATGTAGAAAGACTAGAAATAGTATCATATACAGATATGCTTTTGTTAACTGCTGCTTCTATCTCTTCTTTAATTCTTTTTACCGTAGATTCGCCACTCCAAACTTCTAATCTTTCATTTGCGATCTTTGCGGCGGTTAGGGGGACCTCATCAATGTATATATCGTTTTCCCATAAATGTTGCCGCATTTGCTCCGGAAGACCAAAGCCTTGATTACCATACCCACTTTCGAGTAGTGCGTTTTGATAGTTGTCATAAGCTATTTGGTTTGATGAAGTATATTGACCGGTTACAAATACAGACAAACATAAATCCATAGCAAGCGTAGAAAATTTATCTTGCTCATCTGAGTAGTAGTATATTATATGTTTTCCGGGAACATTTGGAACATTGCTAAGATATTGCCCATTAATAGTTCCATCTTTAAGAAACTCTTTAATATTTTCTTCAGAATCACCATTAAGAACAGAAACAACCCTGGGGTAATCTGAAGAAACAACTATAGCCTCTAGATATGTTATAGCTTCACTATTTGTGGTCATTTACTTCACCTAAAACTCATATTACTTTTAACTATTCCGTTAATCAAATCGCTAGAAGATTTTTCCCTACTCATTCCACTATAGTTATCTATTATACTATAGTTTTTACTATTTTTAAAATTTAAACTTTTTAAATCTGAATCAACTTTTGGAAGTCTGTTTAAATCATAATATTCTTTATTATATCTTTTTGTTTGTAAATTTTTACTACCATAATTTGAATTATTTAATTCAATATGATTTGAATTAGGATTATTTAAACCAGCCAGTGAACCACGTATAGTTTTAGATCCTCTTCTTTGTGAATCTCCACTGCCTGTAATAGGCTTCCTTTGGCCTCCATTGGTTATAACTCTTGCAGAATACTTATCCGCTCTAGCTTTCCTTGGTGAAGTGTCTTTTCGAGCACTGGCCGATGCAGATAAACTAGAATTACTAGAAGAACCGTAGCGCATTTATACCAACCTTAGTATCTTTGACCCATTTCAGAATATGGATCACGCCTTGATCTCGGCAGATTGTTATATATAGTAGTGGAAGTATTTCCATTAGTTAAGGCGGCTGCCCGCTCATTAAACTCTCTAATTTTCTGCTGATTTCCATTAACTGATATATTATAAGACATTGAAGAATTATAAGAGCCCATGTCAACATTAGGTATAGATGGATTTCTTATTGGATACTCCTCATATGCTGACCCACCAGGTAGAAGTGGTGGCCCCTGTACATCTTCTGGAGTCCTATCGGTAAAGGACTGATATAAAAAACTTCCAGCAACTAGTGCGCCTATTCCTACTGCTGTTTTTCTTATCAACTTATTTCTAAATAAGTCCTGAAAATCTCCATCATCCAATTTCTTTTTAAACTTTTTATAATTAGAAGATGCGACAGATGCCTGTGTTACACCTTCTGAAGCTTCGTCAATTTTTCTTGCAGCTCTTCTACTTATTACCGTGTCTGCAGATGGATCAGCTGGAAAATTTGCGCCGGTTGGAGGAAGTCTACGTAAAGCCAGAGATGCCCTATAGGCTTGTGCTATGACCCTATTTTCCGGTGTTGAATCAGAACTATCTACAAAAGCTTTCAACTGCTCAAAGGCCTCTTCATTGTATACTCTTAAAAGCTTTTTTATTAGACGGGCTCTACCTTTCTCAACTATAGTTTGTTTTCTGCCAGATTTTGCCAAATGCCCAGCCTGTCTAAAAGTTTCATAATCATCAATCATACGCCTTGCATACTTTTCTATATCCTCATCAGATGAAAAACCTTGAGAAACCTCGTACAATGCTTGTGACTGACTTAAGGGATCTATAAATTTTGCATTCAGGTTGGGATTTGCACTGCCCACCCTATATTTTAAACTACTTAAACTTTCATACTGAACTGAACGCGCTATCATTTGCTCTAAAACTGAAAAATCTGCAGTATTAGTCGCAAACGTAAGCTGTCTAAATGCTCTAGCGTCTTCCAAGGATCTAATCAAATCTGATATACGATCCCCTGGATCATCAGTCATTACCGTTGCAAGGTCTAAAATATCTACACCTGCTGCAAATCCTGCCCTGTCTAGCTCATTTGTTAAATCTAAAATATTAACACCATGCTGATCGATAGCATAAGCTATTGAATGGTATAAGCTTTCTGAAACATTTAATTTTGACATCTCTCTAAAGATAGCATCTGAATTTTCTCCCACTTTTGAATCAGCCAAACCTCTAACTCTATCAAGCATGTTTTTATGTTCTTGTATTATACTCTCTGCTATTCTTTCCGTTTTTGAATTAGAAGAAACATAACTCAATGACATATCTGCAATACTGCCAGTAGCACCAGAGGATTGCCTAGCCATAGTCTCTGCCAATCTCCTATTAGAATAAACTGCTGCATGTTTTCCTTCTTTTATCCCAAACTTTTCAATAAACATTTCTCTCTGACGAGCAATTATGTTTTCATCTCGATCAGAAGATGACAGTCCTATTATTTCTTCTAGATCTCTAATTACTTCAGTGGTGTTAGCCCCTGCTCTATTGGGCAGGCTGTCTTGAAATAGTTTGGCCCCGGTTAACATTTCTTCCATTAATATACTTAAGTCTTTATCACTTAACCTAGGGCTAGAACCAACCCCAGACATGAGCATGCCAGCATCGATTTTAATTCTATCTGAACCGACTCCTGATACGGCGCCCATTAATCTGCCTATTTGACGAATTAAAAGTTCTCCTCGGTCATCAGAACCAAGCCCTTTAAGTATTAAATCTTCCGGAACTACTGAACCAGTACCCCCACCAAGAAATGGCTCATACAATTGCTCTATGGCGCGAATAGCTCCTTGACTTGTAGCGGCAGATTGCGCTGATGTTGAAATTGCTTTTGCAGTTCTACCCATAAGAACTGCTGCGTCAATCGCTTCTTCCTGCCCTGCGTAGCGCAGCTTAAAATGATCTCCAAAAAAATTTTGTAATTCTGAATCACCTTTTATAGCCCCTACAAGCTCTTCAACCTGCCCAAGAGCATTGCCTGCGATCATACTCCTATTAACGTATTGGCCCAGTATTTCGCCACCCTTTTGCGAGTCTAGCAACGTCTGCGTCTTAAAAGCTGAATCTAAAGCGATCTCCATCATTTTTTTCGCAGAAGCTGATGCCCCTGAATATATTGACTGTATTTCCTTTTGAAAACCTATAAAGATTGAATCCGGATCTAAACCGGACAACTTCTTAGTTTCAACAAAAGAAGATAAACTAGAGTAAATTGACCTTAACTCATTGTCGTCAGTAAACCCACTTAAGGACTCTAATAAGGGTTCTGTCATATCTCCAGCCCCGGCATTAAACATGGCTCTCTGCACAAAAAACGAAGCAAATTCTGGATTACTTCTATTCAGCATATTTACATCAAGAGTTGAACCACCTCTCTGAATTAAGGTCATCGCGTCTTGGCTTAAAGTTGGCCCACCATACAAATTTGCCAAAAGATTTTCCACATGCTCACCAACTGTACCACTTGTATTCAAAGACTGCAACATTTGGAGTCTAGTCGTAGAAATCCTATTTTTTACATCAGGATTACTGCTTTCCAGAAGTCCTAAAATATTACGATTTTCAGAAATCTGTCTAGTAGTTCTATTTCTATTTAAAAGAAACAAATCTTCTATAGCCTGAAATATAGTTTCTGCTTCTTGATCAGAATAGCTAATCCCTGAAAGTGCACTTAATCTACTAACTCGTTCAGTGCCTTGCATATTCATCATTTCAACGATTTGATCCATGATATCTTTTCTTTTGCCAAATATAGAGTTAGCCGAATGAGAATCTAAAACGGCTTTCCCAAACATAACTTCTTCAATACCACTAGGCTGTCTTGACATTAGGAAACCAAAAGACTTCATATTGTTAACATTTTCATACGAAGCGTAATGTATTAAAGTTTTATCATCAAGGTCGAATCCACCCAAAACATGATGAAACTTTTGAATATCTTGTGATGCAAAAAGTAACCCGTGGCCTTTTAGTCTAAAATTAACGACTTCAGCCGACTGACCACTTGCTATCTCAATTCTAGTTCTAGTAGGAATACTGGAACTAGAATTACCTCCAAATAAAAGCTCTCCATCTGTGAAAATTTCGGAGCTAGCTTCGGAAAGTGCAGAAAAGCGATATGAACCCGGCATAGCAACTTGCAAAACTCCATCTTCAGTCCTAAAGGCATTAACTTGCATGTAATTATGTACAAAATTTACAAGCTGTGGAGCACTTCTAACGTCTATACCACTCCTGTACAAGTCAAGAAGCCTCTGTGCATATTGCCTATTTCTTCTAGCTGAATCTCTTGCGTAGGTGGGTAATATATCTATATCCCTACTAGCTTCATGCTTTAGCGCAGAAATAAGCTCATTCGGAAGTGCGCCAGTTTCATCAAAACTTTTAATTTGAGCCTGAACATCTCTAAATCTTCTTAACATAAAATCTTCTGAGTCTCCACTTTGAAGATATGGACCGATAAAAGCGCCGGTTGGATCGTCTAGGTATACTATTCCACGAGATCTACCAAGTCCGCTCAAATTCAACCCTTCGACATCGCCTGTTATAGACATTTCAGGCTTTAAATCCGCTGTGCTTACAACGGCAACATAACCAGCTTGCCTCATTTCTGCATTTAAAGCGAATGGTATCGTTGAAGATTTTATTTGATATTCTTTACCTCCATAGGTTATACCTGCTCTAATTGTGTGCTGTTCAGGATTCGATTCGAGTGCATATCCTATGGAAGTTTTTTGATTCATTAAATTTCTTATTCTTTCTTGGGCAGCTTTTTTTTGATCTGGGGACATAGTTGGCAGGCTTCTCTCTAAATCTACAATCTCTGCAGAAATATTTTCGTCTAACCTTTCATAAAAAAGACTATCCCATACGGAAAAACCATCAAATGCTTTAGTATTTCTGTCAAACATACCAAAAATATAATCTTTCATTATCTCTGTTATGCTTTCATCGTAACCGAATTGTGTTATTCTATCTTCTATTTTCTGCCTAAGCATTTCGCCTGTAATGTGAGCGCCTTGACCAGCCTCTGTAAAAAGTTCTCTAAAACTATCTTGAATTATCCTACTCATTCTATCATTTGATTCATCAACGAAAGTTCTCACAAGAGGTTGACGTTTTTGCTTACCGCCCTTACGACCACCAGGAAGTCTTCTTTTTTCAAACCTGCCAAATGCTGATGAATTTCTTTGAGTTTGATCAATTAAGCCTTCTGCCAACGCTTCATCTAAATAACTTGTAAAATCTTGGAAAATAGATGCTGTATTTAAACCTTTTTCATTCAAAATATCAACCATAAACTGGTCTAATATTCCAGCGTTTATGGCGTCTGATTCCATGCCAAACTGTCTCGCAAACAAATACAAATTTTCATCGAAAATATACACAGATTGCTGCAGGGTCCTACCATCAAGGGCTTCACTTAAGATATCTCCTGATAATGAAACATCCCGGGGGGCCATAACACCTCTGAGTCTTTTGGGTACTTTCTGTAAAGACTTTAAAAGAGTGCCACTTTCTAAAGCTCCGCCTTGACCAAATATCTCATCAGCAGCAACTGTCCCATGTCCAGCTAGCCTAAACAATGACTCTATCTGAAGCTGGTTCAATTTAATACCACTATCAGTTTGGATCTGAATTAATCGCGCACCTTCATCGTCAAAAACTGGAGACCCTGATAACTCTCCACTCATTAAAACGTCTGCAATTTTTCGTGCATCTGCTTTTTTATTTCTCTGATTTTCACTGACTCTAAGAGTAACTAAAGAAGAACTAAAATATCCACCCATGATTTCATCTATAGCCTGAGATTCAAGCCCTGCGGCCCTGAGTATTCTCTTTTCGTTTCCCGTAAATGTACCAGCTCTTTGTTGTACGGATCCCATAATTTCCGACAAATAAGCCATATTGTCACCATGTCTAGCTTGATTGGTCAGTGAAAAAAATTCAGTTAAATAGAGCTTATCAGACCTACTTTGCGCCTCGACTAAATTGGTAAAAATTTCACCTGTTGCATTTAATCTAAAACCGAAGCTTCCGTCTGGATTATCTACTATCGATATTAAATTACCTTGCCCATATCTAGTCTTAGAAAGAACAGACTCCGCGCCAACACGAGCACGTGACGCCATGTTGAAAAACATATTTACAAAAAAATTATAATCAATATTTTCTGCCATTAACCTACTCCAGCTGAAATATTAAAAGTATTATTAGAAAATGGACTATAACTCCCATTGACAGAACCCGAAAGGCCCATAGAAGACATAAGAGACCTAAGCTTATATAACACATCTTGGCGATCTTCTCCTGAGCTATAATCAGGGTAAGACATGTTGGCGAGATTTGCTTGACGGACCTGCTGAGGATAGTAGCCCATTTGTGACATTTCCAAACCCATGTGTTGACCTATTTTTATTTTAGTATGATCACTACTTGCGCCAGCTGCCCAGCCTTCCCAGTTTTGATCTGGTAATTCATGTCTAGAAAAATATTCAACCAAATCAGGCTTTTCTTCAACCCTCATCCCCCAGGCTGCTTGATAAAATCTTCTTTCTAACCTACCAGAAGTAGACAATATTCTCTCTCTCTCACCCTCATCTTGTGTTTGTATCATTGCCTTAAAATGTTCTCTTTTTCTTTTTGGTATAGCAAAAGCTAATTGCTCCGCATTACCGGTTTCGACATCTGCGCCATACATTGTTCTTTTAGCTGCTTGTCTAAAATTAAATGCCGCCTTATAATCACCAGCTGCTTGAGCCTCTGACGCAAGCTTTGTACTCCTTACATACTCTAATATGTCCCCATATTCTTCAACTGCTAATTCTTTTTTTCTTTCCAACGGAATAAATCTATCTCCGGTTATAGCCTCATACGCATTGCCATAAATAGAAGAAGAGGCTCCAGCTGCAGCCCCTACTGCCGTACCAAATAATCTAGCTTTTGGAGTCCTACCAAATAAAGAGCCGACTGCAGCCAGACCAATCATAGCGGCTGCCGGATTATCCTGAGTAGCTTTATTTAACATAGGTTTTATGTAGCTCTCATAGGGTCTCTGCCATTGGGGGAATGTGGAACCATAAACATTATTTCTTTCCCAGTCTTCTATCGCTGTTTTTTTGCCAAAAGTTTTATTTACAATAAAATTATCAGAGTGAGCTAACATTTCACCCATTCTTCCAATGGTGTGACTAGCCATAGATATACCAAGATCATCTGCACTGTAGTTTTTGTAGGTGTAGTCAGAAAAATTATATTTACTCGTAACATCCTCGTGCTGAGCTCGTACCTCTGCGACCTTTTCCCTTTCAGCCACAGATAAATCCATTCGATCAATCATTTTATTCAGCTGTCTAAACTGTTTAGAATAAGGGGCTACGTCAGCAAGGATGTCTAATTGATTTACTGGGCCATAAGATCCTCCAAATAATCGATTAAATCTTTCATAACCTACGCCAGGAAGCCTAGATTCACCCTGCTGGATCTTTGTGAACGGATCACCCGTAGTAAAATCTATATAATATTCTGGTCCTGGAAGAAATGGATATTTTTGACCCATAGTGTTTTTAATTGGATTTAAATAATCTACATTTGTCCTTTCTTTTGGTATAAATCTTCTGACTATTTCAGAAAACTCCAAATTACCTACATCAGCACCGCCGACAGGAATATCACCAAGTCCCCCAAGGTTTAAATCCCAGAAACTCCTAGTACTTCCATAGGCTTTGGATGCTGACTGAAGAACAGATCTCTGAGGCTCAAAGTCTCCTTGACCTAATCCAAGAGACTGCCTTAAACTAGAAAATCCGAAACCATATATACCAGCCATCTCTTGAAGTCTATATCCAATATCACCAGCCTGATAGGAAATACTAGATGGATTTAATGGCTCACCTGCAGAGACTATATTAGGAAGCATAACCCCAGTCATCTTTGGAGGGCTATATATTTGAGAAATTCCAGTGACAGGGGCTGCCTGCTGATCCGATCCATATTGAGCCATTTGAGCGTTTTGAGCACCGAGCGAAGATCTAACCCTATTTCCTGCAGTGCTTAAAACCCCAGCCTGAGATGCTAACGACCTATTGTAATCTCCAATTGACCCTCTATTTTCCATTCCCAAAGGAGCAGCTTCGGTCATTAAGCTGTTCCCAATTTGACCAGTAACAAAACCATCTACACCACCATAAGCTGCCGTGTTAAAAGCTCCAGATTCGCCAACTGGAACATATTTAGCTAGCTCAGACTGAACTTCCTCTTCATGCATTAATATACTAGGCTTAAGAAGCCTGCCTACTGTAGCGTTTAGCAGGGGTGTTACCGGACCGAACGGTCCAGTAAAATATTCGCCAGAAACTGGATATGGCCTATCATTATAATGCTTTCTTTCGAACCTATATGGGTCCAATGGTCTTAACGGAGATATGTCATTATAAAACAAAAATTTTTCCATCGGACTTCCGTAGGTATCCGAAGTGAACGATGGAGCATCTCTCAACATTCTATAGTAAGAGGGACGATAATACATTGTTTGACCACCAGTAAAAGGAGTGTTGCCCAATGGCCAAAATCTACCCTTTTTGATGGGCACTTCGCCCTCTAGAAGCTGCTCTCTTTTTTCGCCATAAGACATACCCCCCGGCATAAGCCCTGCCATCAATGAGTGTATCTCTACTGCTGTACGAGCTGCTGCAGTAGTCACCATAGGGGTATAGATTCTTTCTCCTCTAGCATCTGTTTCATTGTAAACATACCCACCTAAAAGCCTGTCAGCTGTAAGTGCAGTAGTCCCTGCTGCATAAATTGGCAAAGCCCTCTTACCAACCATTCCTCTCGCAAAAAGATCAAGAGGACCAGAAAAAGAAGAAACATCCAGCTGAAGACCAACCGAACCAAAGTACCTATTTAACCTCTCAACACCCTGTGACATTGGAATGCTGCCTCCAGAAAAATAATCCGGATCTGAATAAGTTGTGAACCCAGATGCATTAAGTAGAGCTCTTTTTGGATTTCTCGCAAAAACAGTTCCGAATGTAGGGACAAGTGTAGATTTTTGACCTGACCCAAGAGGATCTGTAGCCAATTCATCTATTTGATATGGCGCTACTCCAAAATTTTTCTTTAAGGGAGAAAGAACTGGCGAAAGCCTTCTTCTAACCGAAGTTGATATTTGACTTATAGAACCGCTTACATAAGGATCAAGAAGCTCACCCATACCGCTAGTGGCGGGGTTCGCTAGTGTTTCGGTGATTTCGTATAATTTCATCCTACTGTCTAATGATCTTCCGGATGAAGGTGAGTAGGTTTTAAAAGCGGTAGCATTAAACCATGACGCCAAGGTCGAAGCTCTTGCTTCTGCTAATTGTGAGGAATTAATTCGTCCACTTCTTGCCATTTCAGACAGGGTCTGTTCTATTTTTATGAATGCATCTATTGCTGGCCTACCCTCAAGTGCTGGACTTGCCTGAGTTATATATCTAAATATCTCATCATTTAACTCGTCAAATCTAGTAGATATAGTCGGTGACCTTTCACCAAGGCGAGACGGCGACATTAGATCACCCTCATCGATAATTCCCCTTAGTCTGGTAACCGCTCTATCTACAAAGGCTGGATCTCCACCTTGTGCACTAACTGCCTGCTTAACTCTTCGCCTATCGTTTATAATTCTATAAGCAAAGTCTCTTAACTCTTCTGGGCTTTCTATATCTGCGGGACTTATATCAAAATAAGTGAAAAGTTTTTTAGTGTTTGGATCTTGTGCTAATTCCCTTTGAACGCTCCTTGGGGTGCCTGCGCCAAAAGTTGTTTTTCCAAACCTTTCAAAAGCACCTAGTATTTTAGCTTCACTTACTTCCCGTATCTGAGCACCGGATTCATCGACCATCTGGAAGGATTTAACTTGATTATTTTCAATAACAGCGTTTAGCCTGGCGTTCACCTTCCTTCTCCCAATGCGCATTTCGACAGACTCACCCTTAAGAAGAGACGCCATAACTGAAGGATTTTCTAGGTCACCTTTTCTATTTCTGAATCTGGCCGCTAAATTAAATAGCGAATTCGGTTGTTCGTCATCAACTCTGAAAAACTTTCTAAGCTTAGAAAATCTTTTACCCTCTCCTATGCCCTCTGCACCAGTTTCATCGGCACCATACCTAGAATGGCGTGACCACAATTCAGAACTTTGAGTCGGCACAGATCTATATAATCCTTTAAGCTCAGTAGCGTAAGCCTCATTTGCTATTCTGTCATTCTTAAATCCGTATACTTTACCTTTCGTACCCTTTCCTTTAATCCACATATAGAAATCAGATCTAGTTTGTGGGTCTCCGGCTTCCTTAAGGTATGGTTGAACACTTGACGAAGAGATATATTGGATTGGTGATCTTGACCTCATTTCACTAATAGATCTATACCCAAATAAGTCTGTTGGATTAAAGTTTAATATTGGAATTTTAAATTGACTAGCAAAGAAATCCATAGTTTTACCAATGCTAGCTTTTATGTTTGTAAAATCTAATACTTGACCATGTCTATTTGAGTAAACACCATCAAGCTTTGTTCTACCAATACTATAAGATATCGGATCATTCATCTTCATAGTGTTGACAATTCCGTATAAAGTCCCCCTCTCTTCATCCCTCATATAGTCAAACATTCCTCTGGATCTGGCTTCATCAACAGACATCTGTTTAAACCCAAAAATATTAAAACCATCTCTCGACCCAGCGCCCGATGTCATTTTCTTTGATCTAATCAAAAAAGACCTAAGCTCTACAAAATTACTTGCATTAAACCCCCTTTCTCCCAACATCCTGTCGATAGTCTCTATAGATAATCTCTCCCCAGACTCATCTACCACTTTCAGTCCAAGTGTTTCAGCTGATTTTCTTTTTAAATAATCCATCTGGGCACCAGATATGCTCCCATCAGGATTCCTAACAAAATCATAAAAAGAAGCTTTTTTAGGACTTAATATACCACTTGCTGCTTTTGGTAGAACTTTATCGTAGAAAGTTTTCCACTCTTTTTCTGCATTTTCTTTAAGGGTCGATTGAAAATTTAAACTAAAAAATGAGTTACGTGCGGAACCTATTCCGTCAATTAAGAATTGAGCAGCTGTGTCTTCACCACCTAAATCTTGAATAAAATTAGCAAAATCGTCTTTTGTAGTTATAGTTTTATATCTATTTAAAATTTGATTAAAAAAATCTACCTGATTGTCATTATCAAAAATATTTCTTTTACCAATATTTATTAATTTATCCAATTTTGCATCTGCTGTGGGGACTTCTAAATCTAGGTTATTAACAAACCTTTGAGCCCTTTTTTCATCCACACCTCTTCTAACAAGGTTGGATACAATTGATTGACCAAACGCATCTTTTTGTCTTTCTCGGAAAAATTCACCCTTAGTAAAAGATTCAGAAGATGGACCACCTCTGCCCAATCTTTCTACTGCTTTTGCAATACCGGATATTCTGCTATTCTTATTTGTTTGAATTCTGCGCATTGCGGAAAGAAGTTGATCTTGGTTGGCAAAAAATCCGCCGCTCATCCCTTTCGCCAATGCCCTGTTAAACGCTAGTGCTCCGCCCATAGCGTCTTGTGCTAAGCCAAGGGTTTTATATTCCTTGCGCCCTGCAGCGAAGCCTTTTCTGAGAGCCTCAGTAACCGGCACTATATCAAGAAATGATGTTTTATCTGGATCCCCAATGTCTTTTAATCTAGACCCTTTTGATCCAAATAAATTATCAAATGTTATCTTTCTTAATTCTTTCCTAGATGCCCCCTGTGCAACTGCAGCCCTTCTAGCATTAGATACACCATGACGTAAGTCAGAAAAAGTTTGGACTGGACCTTTTATATTTTTAAACTGCTCAGTAGCCGCAGAAAGTGCGCCCGAGGACTTAGCGGAAGTTCTTAGAAACTTGTCAACTATATTCGTTACATCATGCCCAACTTCTGAAAGAAGTGCATCTAATTCGACAAATGCGCGATGTGCCTTTGGCCTAAAGTTACCCTGTATTGCTTCAAGGTTATACTGCGAATGCCTTAATGTCTGAAGTGAACTTTGAGCGGTTCTTGATGCGGCGCCTGCAAATTCAAATGGTAAAACTATCGTCGCAATATTTTTAGCTGATTCGGTAACAAAGTCTGCGACAACGTCAGCTGGATTGTACCATTTTACTTTTTCACTCTCTTCGTCTTTATCTCCAAAAAGCGGCTGAACTATAGCTTTATCAGCGCCGTAAAGGGCTGGGAGTTCATACGGTAATCTTCTTCCAGCTCTAATAAGCCTTTGTTGGAGCTCATCCCTAAAGGCCCAATCTATCTCTGAGCCATACCCGGCCAATCTTTCATCAGCATTAAAGCCAAAACCGCTTGCTGACTCACCCCTTCTATATCCAGTTGTGAGCTGCCCATCTAATTCATAGACCATTCTAGAATAGCCATCATCGATAATTTCTTTATCGGCGTTTTCGATATATCTGGTGAACCCTTCTAGTTCATCAAGGTGACGCCTTATAGACGTTACACTATTTACAACTGACGTAGCGAAAACGTTTCCAGAATCAGCTTTGTCTTGAGCGTATTTTGATAACTTTAATCCACCTTTTTTAGTGAATCTTGTCAATACCGATGATACAGCCAGAGTAGTGGCAGTAGCAGCAACAAACTTCATAATAGGATGACCGTCTAAAGCCCTGGATATATACCCAGAGTTAGGAGCAGTGCCATCCTGCTCACCCTCATTAATAGGAATATCGCGAGAAGTTACACCAAAACCTATATTATGTATAGGACCTGGATCTCGTATCATTTCGCCTCCCCTATCTCATCCCCCATAGTTTTTGAGCAATTGGATCTTGATATCCAGCGGCTCCTGTCGGCTTTGCCTTATCGTGTTTTTCGGCGGTTTGCTTAGCTTTTTGTTCCTCTTCTTCAGGATCGACAAGCTCAAGAGATACCCCAGAGTACTGAACGCCGTTCATGGCTTGTCTTATTTCTATGACTTTTTCAGACAAAGCAACGTGTTGCGCCAATTCGGAAAAAGTCATATCTTCCAAATCTTCTGGTGTATATGAAGTTATAGTAGCCAAAACAAATGCTTTCATTAAATTTTTAACTTCATTAGATTCGATTCTTTTTTCTTCTAAAATAGATTTAGCTATTTTAGGTGAAAAAAAACCAGATAGATCTAAAATTTCTTGAGCAAGTATAGAAACTGTGCCTGCAGGAATCTTTGCAAGATTAAAATCTTTTGGCTCAACTACTGCGCACGATATTATCAGATCTTCTATATCAGCTGAAGATAAGTCTTCGTACTGCTGATGGTATAGTATAGTGTTATATTCCTTAAATGTTAGCTCTCTAAATATGAAATCAATATTTTTTATAACTACACTATAAAGTTTGCCATACTTATTTTTTAACTCAAATATCTCATTAACGTCTAACATATATCACAGCTGTCTAACCTCAAGGGCGACAAAACCAGATGCTTCTAAAACCTCTTGAGCGATTAATGATGGAATGCCCGCCATAATGCTGGAAATATCACCATTTTCAATAGCGGGATATAGTATACAGGTGTTTGCTATTACTTCTTCATTCCACATATTTGCTTCAGCTGAAGACAATTTACCAGATTCCATTAATTGTTCCATTTTTTTTACTATCTGCTTGTACTCAACCCTATTGAGAACTCTCCATATTATATGATTGTCGTATGACACAGAAGTTACATATATCTCTCCAAATTGCTCTTTCCACTGTTTGACAAGGCCAGCTGTTGGCCCACCGTCCCACAATTGCTCCAAGTCGTCTAAATCCTCTATCATCACCCCATCTTCATTCGATTGTTCAGTCGTATCAGGCTCATCAAAAGACGGCTGTTGAATATGTATTTCTTCGATTTCAATATCAATACCAGATAGGTCAGTAGCCTCTAAATCAAACACATTAGAAGATCCTTCTGTTACAACTACTTTTTTACCATTAGACATATTAACTCCTTTTTAAAAAAAAATTATATCACACTAAAAACATTTATTCAAATCAACATCACTAACACATATCCATAAAATTTATTTATGGAATATAATTTGGTATATATGTCGAAATAAGTGGTTCAATTCTAGCCCCATAATCATCCAGTAAATAGTTATAATCAGATATATCTACAACTGGCAAATCCTTTACAAAGGATAAATCGACTTGAGAATAATAAAAATCTCTAGCCATAAATTGATAACTCTCCAAAACTGGCTGACCACCAGGAGAGTAAGCAGTGCCCATACTGATAAGATTGACCTGCTGCAATACTGTTTTCAAAGGCCTAGAAATATCATCTATTCTTATATTCCTTTGGTTTACATCTGATATATTAACTCTATCTAAATCATCTTGAATAGATTTAATATCGTCGCCATAGAAATCTACTGAACTTAATGCTGTTTCCTCAGCCCCATATAGTATTATAAAATTAAATGGTGGGTGGGCGCTGAAGATATTGTTAGTATTTATTTGATCAGTTGCAGGATCAGTGGTCACTCTATCTAATTGACTTATTGACCAATATCTTTCTAGGTTCAATTCATCTTCAGCGGTTTGGTTTTGGGGTGTCATTCTTGACACAATACTATTTTGATTTAAGGTAGACCTATCTTTAACTGACTGCCTATTTTTTGCCGCTTTTTCTAGCAGGCTTGTAATTCTTCTTGGATCTTTTGTATAAACACTAAATTCTCCCGTCACTATTCGAGTGCCATACATTATGGTATCGTAGTTGTATGACCAGTATCCATAAATAGGTGCTTTTTGCTGCTGGATAGAATATCCGAATGTAGCTATATCTAGCTCATCACTAGGATCAAACAGGCCATCAATATAAACTTTTACATCTTCCCCGCTAAAAAAATAATCAAAATAGTTAGATGGTTTTTGATTATATTGCCTTCCACCGCCCGACCATTTTCTATCTATATTCTGAGAAAAAATATCTATAGGTGTATTATCCGTCATAATAGAGTAACCTTATAAAAATTAATAGACATTTGTTGGGACAACATTTAGCGCATTTTGAGCAGAAAGGCTTTCCCTTGGATCTTTTCTGTATAGTATTTCTCTAATACTTTCGTCCACATCGTCACCAAATACATTTAAAGATATTTGAATATCCCTAGCAACTTGGTCTGGATTTGAGTCCGGATCATCTATAGATGGATTACTATACTTAACCATAGGCTGAATCCCTCTTGCCATGTATGTATATGTTTGCTCGGTAATTAAATCATCTATAGACATCGTTTGACCTTCATCAACTATAGTCATACCAAGTATTTTCATCTTTGCAATTGAACCATATTCATTTAAAAAAGTTATAACCATATCAAATGGAGGTAACATATCTGCCAATGGTGCAAAGAAGCCATTTTGTCTTCCTAGTAAATTTCTGTATTCTTTTATTTTGTAAAATGCATATTCGTTAAATACAGTAAATATCATGCTTCCAGCTATTGTTCTCCCCCCTTTGATAAAGCTTTTCGGATTAACATGTCCAATAGTTCTTATAGGAGAATTTTCTCTATGTATAGAGTAGGAAATAGTCTGAAGCTCGCCCAAGTCAATAACTTGCCCAATCCCATTAAAAATTTTACCCTGACTACCAATAGGAGGTAGTATTATTGTAGCAACTGCGTCAGCGCCAGAGAAGGAAATATTAGTATTAATATAATCTGTATTTAAAATATTTGTTTCACCAGCAGGACCGTTGTCTACTGTTGGATATATCTGAGTGCTCATAACTTTCCTTAATAATATACACGGGGGTAAATGCCCCCGTGTATATTATAAAATAATTAGATTAAATTAAATCAGGGTCTGATTATATCAGTTCTAAGTGTAGTCTTTGTCAAACTAGAAGCCACTAGATCGGTATCGCCCTCGGTAATCATATCGTTAATGTCGATCGTATACATTGGACCCAATTCTCTAGCTACATAAGTCATTGTCTCCTCAAGAACAATGTCATCCATAGATGCGCCTGAACCCTCATTCAAAAGCTCAACACCATAAATTGACCTAACTGCAGCCTGTCCATACTCATTAGCAAAAGTTATAGTTATATCAAATGGTGGAATTTGATCAGCATAATATGGGACTACTGACATTACACTTGTGCCCTGACTCTCTACTGTCGCTATACCCCTCTTATGCCCATCATCTCCCGGCAGAGTATTATGAGCTCTAGTGAAGAACTTGTGAGCCGTGGAGTTTACATCTGCACGGTTTTGGTCCAGCATGGTATAGAGGGCTGGCCGATCAAAAACTGTAAAAATTAAAGATCCAGCTATACCTCTTTTGCCCCTTGAAAAAGAGCGAGGATTAGGTGAGCCCATCGTATAAATAGGTGCTTTTTCTCTAGTCACCGAGAAAGTTATACCAGAAAGAGCACCTATTTCTACACCGCCAAAACTGGCCACAATGTCTGCGCCAGAAAAGGTTGTATATGTGTTAAGATATTTGTCAATATCTGGATTTGTTGAATTAGCAGTAGTCATTATTTACCCTCCAACGGTAATTTATTATAATGTAATTGATACCTGTATTTCGATATTCTTTAGCTCGAATGCGGGTGTTAAGATTAGGTCAACTATGGCCTTATTTTGATTTGGTATATATGTAACAGAAAAATCACTTGCCAATATTGCACCCAATAACTGCATTCCTCTTAGTGCTGAAGATATCGATGTTTCCATTGAATTTCTAGTCTGAAGATTTGAAGGCTGACCAACAAATTTCTCACACTGGAGCCTAACTAAACGAGTAGCTTCATCTATGATTCTTTTTGTAGATAATCTAGTATAGTCAGAAGTTGACTGTGCAAAAGTAAGACTTTCTCCATATACAGCTGAGTTATTGAAGTTTATCATTACAGTGTTTACACCTTTGTCGGAAAGACTTGTTCTCTGAGTTTTTGTCGGAGAATATCTTAAAGACCTAATATTAAAAACTGGTTGATTAACTAATGAGGTAGTGGAAGACACTCTAGATATTGATGACGCAACGTGTGCGGCACCGTTTGAATATCCGAAGTCTTCAGTACCTGATGAATAACCAACTGGCTTAAGCTCGGTTGCAACTACAACCACATATGGCCCAACTTCTTTAAATAGATCTGAACTATCTCTATCTGTAAGATTTGTAAGAGACAAATGTGAAGAGACCTGAGTCGGGGTCATCGTTTCAATCAAACCCATATATGGCTTAACACCAATTACAGCTACACATGGGAAAGTGTCTTCTGAAATTCTTTTTGCATGATAAGCAACTTGGTAAGCAAAGCTGCTCGCTGGTGCAGAGTTATTGTCCGCATAAAATCCAAAGCTTGCGTCATTTGACGGCGTTGCTGGATCTTCCCAATCATCAGGATGTCCACCTCTCCCCCACGCAAGAATAACCGAAGGTCTAACCGATTCTGCGGCTTCGAAAGCGGATGACATCAACTCAGCTGCTGTACCACCAAAGTTACTGCTAGAAATAGTGCCTGAGGTGTAGTCAAAAATAGTATCACTTGGGAGTGATACTAGATAGACTCTTTCTGTGCCAGCCAAAACTAGCTCAATAAAAGCCTTATGAAGGTCTGACCCTTCACCAAAAGCCGTTATGACATCGCTCTCGTTTGATGCGCGAAATGCAAGCAGGTCTGCTGCACCTGCTGTTCCATCGGCTGTTGAGCGCTTAGCTATGGCTACGACCCTTGGACCTGGTGAGGTAGATGCTCTTGATATCGTATAAAAACGATCTCTTATACTTGTAGTTACTCCTGGTATACTCATGTTCTACTAAGACCTCCAACTATGAATACTGAAATCTTTCAATATAGTAACAATAAAGTTATAAAAACAAACGTCAGCTTCTTTAAAAGAAAATAATATATATAACACTAATAACTATTAGGTGTTGCTGTTTGATGCAGGTCGGTTATGGTTACATCTATATCTGGAGTAGATTTAATATCCTCATCAGAGTAGGCTGCAAGCCACGTTCTTGCATCAATTGCTATCTTCTCCAAAGTGCCGTGAGGTGCTGCAAATGTTTTTTCGGTAGTTAGCATATACTGAATACTTTTTCTTATTATATCTTGATCGTTTCTAGTTATTTCAACATCAGCCAATCTTCTAGCGAAAACTAACTCCGATGCTCCTATCATCTTGAAGATAGGAGTCATCTCTATCATAAAGTCCTCAAATCTATCTAAGACCTGTTCAGTAACGGAATATGCCTCTTCTGATAAACTCCAGCCAGGAGAATCATCTTCCACAAGCTTAACTTTAGATAAAATATTAAAATTTATAATACTTTGAAATTTTTGCCCATAAATAGTGTAATACTTATCTTTTTTTTCTCCCAGACTACCGTCTGACAAAATATGTTGTGACGAACTTGGTATTAACACATTTTGGCGCATTCTAGGCTTAGGCTCACCAGTATGAGCCTTTTTCTGAGCTACCCCATAAGTTATTATGACATCATACATGTCTAATGCAGATGTCGACCCAATGGCGGATACCGCATCACCCTCAATTACCGAAAAGGCCTGACGAGCAGAAGCCATGGGGAGAACTGGGATGCTGGGGTAAACTTCTTCCCACATTTTTTTTAAAACTGATACAAATTCAATATAAGAGAGCTTACCATCGTAAACTTCTTTAATACCATTCAAATCCAGTATTTTACCAGGGGCCTGAAGGGGATCTTGATATATTGAATCTGGCCATCTATTTTCTGATCTACTTACAAAATCTCTATTTAAATACATATTATGCTCTCGGCCCTCCTGCTATTGAAAAGCTAACACTCTTTAAACCAAGAGAAGAAATTAAATTTATATAAAATATTAAACTTTTTTCTCTATTACCGCTTACTTGAATGTCAAAAGAATAATCTACAACTATATTATTTTGTTTATAATAATCTAGTAAATTTTTTACTCTATCCACAAGTGTATCATAAGAGAATTTTCCTATTGCTTCTTCTGAATATAGTTTTATCTGATTAACACAATCTTTTACTAATCTAACCTGTGCCAACTTTGAGTGAACACTATTTTTATCAGCTAAAGTATACTCATTCGAAAGATAGACTTCATATGGAGCATTTCTTTTTGCCTTAGCTCCTCGATACGCAAAGTTTACACCAATTGAGTCTAACTTTTCATATTCAGAATTATTCAGAGAGGCGCTATTTACGGATATGGCACCAGGTATATTCTTCCTTATTAGAGAGACATTCAGAGGTGACGATGCAATCATTCCAGCTACCACGGCTGATAAAGAAGATGTATAAGACACTGCTAAGTGACTATGCTTCATGGTTACCTCTCCATAAACTGGCATAACAAATCTGCCTATATCCGAAATAATTCTTCCATTTAAATCGTAAGTTGTTAATTTAGAGTTAAAAATATTAGAATCATAAAGTGTATCAATATCGGAAGATTTTATACCACCAGATCTACTTCCGATAATCCCCATTTGAACAAACCCAGTTGAATTATGAAAATCATAGCAGTGAGTGGATAGCTGAGAGACAAAATCTATATCACCGCTTTTCAAAAAGGAGACCTCCAATGGGACCACTATGTCTATAAAATCTAAATCTTTAATAGCTGTATATGTATCATTTAGTCTTTCATGATATTTTTCATAAAAAGTTTTGCCTATTGGAGTAGCTGAATCATCGAGAAGTGCTATGGACTGGTTTCTATCCTCATATCTAGATACATACTCTGACATAGGAGCTGCAGCTATTAAAACAATGTCTCTTGCACCAGCTCCATAGGCATCAAAAAAACCCTTTAATAGAGGGCTATCTATATCAGCACCAAGTGCATTAATTGCATCCTGAGCCGTACGAGCAAAAAATGGCGTATTAACAGGTATATTATCAGAGTGGCCTATCAGTAGGATGGTATCAGTTGTACCACGACCCATTGATTGATAAAAAGCCTTAAAGTTAGATACCGCTAATGATGGAGCAGATATGTTTATTGGCTTTATCTCATTAAATTGTGATCTAACTTGAAACTTAGATAAAAGCCTTATTTCCTGTATTGAATCAAACGTTTGACATACTACCGAGTATACTCCACTAGCATAATTTTCGGGAACCTTGTATTCGAACCTATATTCTCCACTTCCTACTCTTTCTATTAAAGCTGGACCAGTAGAAGGTGAAGATTGATTTAAATAAGAATATGGTCCATCTATAACTTGCCCATCACCGTAATCGCCACGAACAATGGTGAAATATAAGTCTCTTGGAGTAGCCTGTTCTAAAGGGTCAAAAGATGAACCATTATTGTAAAAGGCAAATCTCATTGCCATCGAGGAACCACTATTAACCAGTATCATACTATTTCTCTCTTGTCGCTCCAACTATCCAATAAACTACTTTCCCCATCTTGCCACGAACTGGCGTAGAAATGTCTACTCTATAAATAGTGTAATCCCTATATATACCAAGCCCTAAATCCTCATATATTCTATCGCCTTCTTTTGGAGCAACTTCAGCCTCAAAATAATAAACCATATCAAAACTGGTATCGACACCCTCTAGACCCTCTGCGGTTGCTGTAGCGTTGCGTACTCCAGTTTGACCAACATGACGAGTAGTATATCTTTCAAGAGTTTGAGAATAGTTTCCGTTTTTCAACATCCTCTGAAGATTTACGTCATGCCCCCAGTCTCTTAGAATTTTTCTAAAACTCTTTTTAAGATCAATCATAACTTCTTATATCCCTATCCGGCATGGGGTCATCTTTAGCTACCTTCTTTCGACCTGGCCCATATAAATCTCTATCAGATAAGTAGATAAGCTTCTTAGTATCTGGATGTACGACCTTTCCATCACTACTCGAACCTTTAGTGGGTAGCCCCTTCGGCACAAAAGCAGTTGGGCCAACTTTGCCGGATATCATTTCTTTTCTTAACACAGTTGCTATTTGGCACCATGTGGTAGCATTATCTCTACTTAGATTACTTCTCGGTACTGACCTGTTTGTAATGCTTAAGTCTCCAAGTCTAACCGAATACTCATCATCTCCACCAAGTTCATATGTTCTACTTAGCTCACATGCCGTAGCTGCTTGTATATACTCTATAGCATTGAATGGGACATTCGTGCCATCTTCTGAATCTTGAAGAGAAAATATTTTTTTAACTTCATTTGAATAATTATGCACTATTTCACCTATTTCCATAACTGAAGCGTCTGGGAAAAACGGTATCAAGACCTCTGGATCCAGGTATAAGGGTGAAACTTCTCCACAGAATATTATTATCTCATCTTTACCAAGAGTGTTACTAGATTTATACTCTACCGATGCCGAGCTAACATAAAGAGTTTGCTGAACGGTAATATTGTTACCGTTATCGAGTATTCCGGTAAATTTTATTGAATATGTATCTTCTTTTATTGGTGTAAAATCATAGTAATACTGAGAGCTAGACAAAGCGGTCGGAAGACCCTCGAAAATTATATTACTAGAACTATCTCTTATTTGTATTGACACGCTTACAGGCTCTACGGGAACTACAATCCCTTCACCATTTAAATCTGTAAATGTTACAGTTATTCTGACTGTATCATTTACGTATACCTGATTAGACATTTTGCTTCCTTAAATTTTACTATATTGCGGTGTCAATTTGTATCTGAGCTGAAATATTATTTCCTGTAGTTTTAGTAGATGATATTACATATAGCTGACTTTGCGATTTAGACTCTGAGTTTGCTACAGGTGATATGTATACAACCTCTGCCGAAGAGATAATTTCAGCCTCTTCATCAAGTACGTTAAAAGCTACAACACCATATCCGTCTATGTCTGAAAAAGATATAGATGATGTAGTGTTTGTAATTTGCTCTAATCCAGTATCATAAAATATTTTTTCAATAGGTACGAATACAACAGACGTCTCTACTGAAACTGGATTGACCATAAAAGCAGCGAGTATACTGGCCTCGCCAAATTTATCACCACTGTATATTTCACTAGGTTCTACAAGCCTAACCCCATCATACCTAAAGTAAGGATGCTCATAGGTTACTATATCATTATACAGCATGCGATGCCCTTTGTGTCTTAGAAAGTCCCACCATCTATAGTGACAAGGTCTAACGATACACTACTGATTGATCCACCGGTTATTGTTACATTATTAGAATTCTGAACCGCAATTGTTCCCAAACCCAGGGAACTTCTTACCGTAGAACCGGTTTCCGTAACCCAGTTAGTCCCATCTCCAACAATAAAATAACTATCAGTGGGAGTCAGGCCGGATATATCAGCTAATCCTGCATCATAAGCCTGTACATCAACTCCTATTTCGAGGCCAAGATTAATTCTTGCGTCCGATGCAGTAGATGCACCTGTTCCACCATGTAGAATAGCTACATCTGTAGCCTCCCAGGTACCTGTTGTTATAGTCCCTATTCCGGTTATATTGGTCTGGGAAGCTGTAAGAATTGTTCCCTCTAAATCAGCTACCAGAGTGGCAACCCCATATCCAGCTGCGCCCGTGTCGATAGTTGTTGTAGGAGCTGATTGTGAGTCCTTAAATATCTTAAACTTGCCGTCTGAGGCATCTCTGAAAAACCCAGCATATAGATCTTGTGAGCCGGAAGTGTCATAAAGACCATAAAAACCAATATCGACCGAATCAGTAGAGTTATTACCGTTTGCAAGCACTATTAAAGGGTCTTCTACCGAAAGTGTAGCTGTATTTACAGTAGTAGTATCTCCATTTACGGTTAAATTACCGGTAACAACTAAATTCCCTCCAATAGTGTTATTGGAGGCAGCCCCGGTTGTAGTTATGCTATTAAATGAAACATTATCAGTTGTGCCAACTGCTTGACCAATTGATACAGTTGGTGTAGCTCCTTCTCCTGAATTATTCAGTAAAGTTACCCCAGTTCCTGCGACCAGTTTATCTACATAATCTCCAGTGGTCTGAGTCCCTAGGTTAACATTAGAAATGCTTACGGCACCAGTTGAGACAGAAAAATCACTTGAAGAAAAGGATGCAATTCCTTTTGATGATGTAGTTGCATCATCACCGGATATAGTTACAGTTACATCTGTTGATGCCTTTGAAACAGATGTTGTTATACCTGTACCTCCAACAATCCGCAAATCATCACTGGCAAGTGCTACGTTCTCACTGGTGGCACCATCCGCATCGACCGTAAGTGTAGTCGATATAGATGCTGATCCAGCTGCCGTCAGCCTACCCTGCTGATCTACGGTAAATGTTGGAATTGAAGTTGCGGAACCATAGTTACCCGGAGTAACTGCTGTGTTATCTAAATCAATTGTTAGTGTATTCGTTGCCCCGGCTGTTGTTGTTATCGCCGTTCCGCCAGCTATTGTAACAGTCTCTTCATCGTCTATCGCTTGAGAGCTGCCACCATCCCCAGCTAATGTAAAAGTATAAGTAGCCGTAGTCACGGCGTTATCAACGTATGCTGTTGTAGCTAAGGATGTCGAATTGTTTCCAGCTGACTGAGTGGTGGCAGTTGCGGAAGACCCTAAAGAAACTGTGCCGGTGAACGTTTTGTCGCCACTAATTGTTTGATTTGACGAAAGCGTTACAAAAGCGCCAGAGCCCCCTATTGCCGGGATACTAGTTGCATCTCCACTACCATCATCCCCGAAACCATAATACAAAGTATTGTCGGCTTCGTTAAAAGCTAACTCTGCGTTTTTTAAAGAACTAGGAGCGCCAGTAGATCCTATGCTTGCTCTCCTTTTGATTCTAATTATATTCGCCATTTAAAAATTTCCTCCATCAACTATATCTTTTTCTGGATAATTAGCCCAAGATTCTCCGGTAAACCTCAGGACATCGCCAGTGTTTACGGATGTAATAGTAACATCTGTTAAACCATTTAAAACTGATTGAACCGAAATACTGTTTTCAGCTGCAATGATCCTGTCTTTAACCGTCAAATGAGAACCAGCTGGATTAGTTCCTAAGACAGTTTGAATAGCTTCTATTGCATCGTTTGCATTCGCGTGCTGATCAGCATGGGGGACAACTAGCGAATCAAGTCTGTCTGTAGAAGTTGGATTTATTAGAATATCTAAAGAGTTTGGATACTGTGTGCTCATTGTTCAACCTTTATAGACTAAATATTTTATATATCGTATTACTCCAATTTATTATAACCGTAGCATCTGCCAAAGTTGCCTCAACTGGCAAACCATCTGCAGTATCTATGTAGGCAATGAGTCTGGAAGTAGAATCATTGCCACTGTCAGTATATATAATAATATAGGAAAAGCCAGTATTACCATACTTCTCTATGGTCTCATTGTCCGCATCAAACACCCCTAATGTAATAGAAACATTATCTAAAATACTACTTCTACCCGCTATATACGAACTGTCGATATCTGACACAAACATATGACCACTAAGATCAACAATGTATCCACTCTTAACAAGTAAGAGTTTTACATTATTCTGAGTAAGATCTATTTCTCCAGCTAGAAAGGATTCTTTTGCCGTCGCATATAAAGAATTAGCCATTAGATACCAACTTCTTTCGAAACAGTAATCCTATATTTATAACTTGGCTCATAATAAATTTTTCCTTCAGTGTAATAGGAAGGAGTTGAGTCAACCGAAGGAAGGTCGACATATACTTCTTTTCTGGCTGTGCTTGTTGAAATTTTAGCCTCAAGTGTTTCCCATCTGGAATGTATTTTTTGAATTTTTTTTCTTTGAACTTTAAAAAATTTATTTGTTAAAAAATTAGCTGCTGGATTTTGATTAAACTCTATAACTACCCTACCAAAATTTTCATCATCCTCTAAATAAAAATCACCTATCTCTGGATAGGTAGAAACTATAAAAAACTCAGGATTTTTAGCTATAATTTGATATGATGTTTCTATATCAGGTTTTATAGAAAAGTCCTCTATCAATACTTCTTGTATAACAGTCCCAGTAGATTCTTGAACAAGATACGCAGGAGTCGCAGAAATAACTGGACTAGTAAAATATATTGACTCATCAGGGATGGTTATACCTGTTGCATCTACCAAATTTGTTACAACTATAACATAGTCAGTATTCTCATCTAGAATGTAGTCCCATGTTAAAGTTATTGTTCTAGATATTTGGTTATAATCAGTCAGTGTGCTTATATTCACAAAAGGTGAAGCCAGTTCCTGGGGAGTGCTTTCATCAGTAAATACCTTAAAGCTAGAATCAGTAATAGAACTAATTTTAACTGTTCTTGCAAATTTTATTTTAACTTGATTAACACTTACCGTATAAGCTTCTATTAGATTTAAAGCCACATTATACCTCGCCAGATAAACAACTAATGTAATAGTAACAATTTAAAGACAATATAGAACTAGGGGGCGGCAGATTTCTCTGCCGCCCCCTAGACATAGGGTAATCGTAACTATAACTAACCCTAAGGTCCTATTCTCAGTTGCCGATATTATTAATAGCAGTAACCTCGTAGTTACGGGTAAGGCTAACGTTCTTGGCGACAGTAATACCTTCGCCGTCGCCCATCATCACGATATCATAGCGCTCCTTCATCTTAAGGGCACGAATGTCACGTGTTGGATCATCAAATTGATCGGTACTCATGTCATCTTTGACTAGAAGTGTTCCAACCTCATTGCGATCGATGAGGAATAAGTCAGACTTAGCCGGAGTAGCACCACTCTTCGCCGTGAAGCTTACGAATGGAGATACTAAAACATTTAAACCCATAGGAGCAGTTGCATTTACTGCACTTTGTGCCGACTGAGGGCGATATCCCCAGCTGGTACCAACACCAGAAGCAGCGCCGCCAGCATGGAATATTGCATCCTTTAGGAAGACTGACCACATTAATGGATGGAGTATGAAGTCTGTTGGGACATGATTCTCAGCCATTAAAACAGCAGCCATATCGATAATATCATCCCAGGTAACCGTACCGTTAGCTGCGCCATCGATATCAGTACCAGTTGTATTATCAAAGCTTACATTGTCGTTATCGAACACAACTGTAGCTGCGTCTTTGAAACGACTAAGGGCAATTTGCTCCTTTAGACGAGCCATTGCACGACCGGCTGCACGAACATGTAAACCGACAATGTCCCAAAGAGAATCAGCAACGACTTCTTCGGTAAAGGCGAGCTTAACGCCCTTCTTTGAGACCTTGCCCTCTACCTGCTTTGCAAAGGCGAGTGCTTGCTCTGGATACTCTTGACCCTCAGGGATTTCGGCAGCTTGGATTGCATTGACTGCTGGGAATTCCAATGAACGCCCCTTGCCAAGGCGAACTGTGGAAAGAAGTGGAGTTACAAGTAACTGCGGCTCTGCTGCTTCCCTTAGTGTGCGAGAGAGAACCTTGGGGAACAATGCAGCTGCGTCTGGAGACGCAAATGCTTCCTTAATAGTAACTCTATTCTCTTCATCGATATGTCCGTCCTCAGTCAACGCAGCCTCCCAAGCTGGGAGACCCGAGAGGAGCTCTTGGATTGTCTTACTCATCTTAGGATTTTTCCTCCTGTGTATATTATTTTTATCAGAGTGTTAAATTGACACGGAATGCGCCAATAACATTGTTAACATCCAGGTTAGCTCTAATGCCGAGCTTACCAGCATAGTCACCGCTACGAGTTAACTCATAAACAGTCTTAAGCGCACCTGGATCAGATGGAAGCTGCATATAGCTGAGAAGGCCATCATCAAAGTTCGTAGCGAACTTCTCGACCTCGATAACCTTGCCAACCTGCAGATGTGCATAAACAGCATTGCTGTTAAACTGCTCTGCAGCGGTGAGCTTCACTGGACGGCCCATATGGTCCGCTCGGATTGCATCACCAACGGCAAGGACATCATTTAAACCCTCAACCATCGGGTACTCTACGTAACCATGGGTGATGAAACCAGCACCCTGAGATGTACCCTTATCAAAGGGTCTGTAGAGATCATACTGAGCACAGCCGATTGGGACCGAGCGCGCAGGCACTTGGACCGTATCGGTTGAACCAGATGTACTGCTGGGAGTAGCTCCATCTAATGGATCCCAGCCGCTCATTGTGTCACCCCAGTTTACGGCTGAACCTGTGCCGTTAGCTGGGACAATACGGGCATCGCCGTTTGCATCGGCGACGACCGAAAGAATGGTGCCTTTAGTGATAACAATCTCAAAACGATCGTCTTCACTATCATAATACCAAGTTGGAAGACCTGGATCGGGGAGAAGGTAGGCACTTGGTGCGACACCCTCTGAGACGACAAAGCGACCTGCGCCAGTCTTACTATGTACCTTGCGGAATTTTGCTAAACTCATTTTATGTTCTCCTTATTTGTCAGAGTTTACGTCTACCCATAAGGGTGTCTACTAGAACTTGTTCAAAAGAATCAGCGGGATTAGATTTCTCAATAACTTCTTCATCTAATGTTTTTACGTTTTCCTCATTAAAAGAAACCATATTATCAACATCAAACTCATTTGAAGTTAAAAAATCTTTAGTTCTTTTACCAGTTTTTACTGAAAATGAAGCTAAATCTCTCAGAAGATCTGCCAAAGATGACGCGGTTCTTGAGGCGTGAGCTTCAATCATGCCATCTCTATCAGACTGTTCAGCTAAACCAAGAGAAATCTTTGTATCCACAACTCTTTCGACAAGAGTCATATGTAGAGCACTCTTAAGTTTTGAATTTTCATCCTTTAAAGATGAAATTTCTTCTTCAAGAAGAGCAACCTGAGTTGTTAGTTTCGCAGTATCCTGCTCATCACTACTTTGGACTGTGGTGAGATCACTGTCCTGCGTAACCTCTTCTTGAACTTCATCAACCTTATCAGTTGATGCCTCTTCTAATTCTTCAGGGTCTTCAGAATCTACATTTTGTACTTCTGACTCTTCTGAATCACTAGATGAGCTCTGTTCAACGGTATCGTCAGCTTGCTGCTCGCTTTGCTCTGATATCTGTTCGACTTCTTGATTGCTCTCGGCAACCTCTTTTTCTGAAGATTCCTCAATAGCCTCTTTTTCTAATGCCTGACCTTCATCTTTAGCTTCTTCTTTTGAGGAGGCCATATTTGAAAGATCTTGACTTAGCTCAGTGGCAACTGCGAGAATATCTTCTTCTTTGGTATTATTATCCATTATTAAATTCTCCTCAGAGTTGACTGTTTCTGAATCTTCACTAGATAGTAATGAATTTGATATGTTATTATCACTTTCACTTTCATGAACAGCAATCGCAGATAGAAAAGCTCCTTTTGTTTGTAAATAAACAGTTTTAGAGTCTTTCTTTTTCATGTTCTTTAGAATAGATTCGTTTTCTTGCAATGAAATAATATCCTCATCATCCATAT